GCGCTGAATTGCTCAGCGACGTCGCGCAGCGTCTTCTGTGCGCCCTGTGGTGCGATTGCGATTGCGGTCATCGTCGATCTCCTGACTGAGTGAGCTGTCGCTCGCGCTGCCGTCGTGCAGCGTCGAGCATCGAACAACGTCCTAGGAACCTACAGTGCCTAGCTTGCGCTCGCAAGTACTAGGCTAAGTGCTTACGGCGCATCGACTAGGCAGTGCGCTTTCTGCCAGCTCGCAGGCTCGTCGCCGCAAGGGCAGAGGCGCTGTACAGGGCGCGGGTTCATGAGCGCGCCGGTCGACTCGTCGACGTCGTACTCGATCGCGTCGCCGATCTTGAGCTTCGCCGGTGCCCACTGCTTCAGCGTCGCGGGGTGCATCTTCAGGACGAAACCTGAGTCGAGTAAGAAGGCGAAGCGCGGCGGCTTGCCTGCCGCGACGCTGCTCATCGCTTTGATCTTTCCAGTCTTCGTGATGCTCATCGGATTTCCTCATACGTGTCGATTGTTGGCGTGACGCTGCCGTCAGGATTTCCCATCTCCGGTTTGATCTGATACTGCCACGGCTCGCCGATGAGAAAGCGCTCATGACCGCAGACGATGATCACAGCAAGCATTGTCCTGCGCACCTGCTTCAGATAGTCGCGCAGCGCGCCGTCTTGTCGCCACACGCCTTTGTGTTTCGGCTTCACGTGCACGACGATGCAGCGATCGTCAGGCGCGGCCTGCACTTCGAGCACAGCCTTCACCTTGTCAGGTCGCAGCTCAGGCGGCAGGATGCCGAGCCGCCAGAGGCACGACCACGTCTTGCACACGCCAGGACGCGTCTCGTAAATCGCGCAGCCGCGATGATTGCGTGAGTGCTCGCACGTCTCGCCGTACTTCGTGTCGACGCCGTCTTCGTGCACGGCGAGAATCGAGCAGCACATCGAGCACGCGCCGCATTCGCGACCAGGCCAGAGCACAGGCAGCACGTGGCCTGTCGGCAGCATGCGACCCTTTGTCTCTTCTGTGATGCGCGGCGTCTCATTGATATGCAGAATGATCGGCAACTCGCGCGTGTTCATGCTGCTGCCTCATTGATTGCTGTCACGACTTCGTCGAGCGAATCGACTGCACTTTCGAGCGCATCAGCGGCTGCCTCTGCCTGCTGTCCGCGCTCGCTATCACGCAGTCCGTCAGGCATCGCTTCGTATGCTTCCTGCTCTTCATCGCGCAGCGCTTCGAGCTGCGTCTTCAGGTTCTCTAGCTCGCCGCTGATCTTCGCGAGCGCAGCGCGTCGCTTGCTATTCATCGGCGCTCGCCTGCGCTTCGAGCTGCGCGACCGCGCGCTTCGCAGCCGCGCGACGCGGTTTGAGTATCTGCTCAATCTTCTCGCTCGTGACACCTGCCTGCTTGAACGCATCTTCCCACGAATCGCCGTGCCCACGCACGCCGATCGCGAGCGCGCCGATCGCACCGACAGCGTAGCGTCGCCGCCAGCAGATGCCTTGCAACTCCTGCTCGCGAGTGCGCCACGCAGTGACAGCAGCCGTACGCTCACGCCATGCGTTGCGAAACTCACCAAGCGTCATCTCATCGCTATATCCCTGATCGAAGATCGACACCATGACGGGTTTCTTCTCGCGCATCTCGTGTAGCTCTTTGAGCGCTGCTTTGCGCTGCTCAGGCGTCGATGCGCTGCGAGCGCCGCGATCTTCGACCCACGGCTTGCTTGTGCTGAATGCGACGCGTGCGATCTGCAGCGCCTGTGCTCTCGTGATTCTCATCGCTCATGCCTCGCTTAGGTGCGCGCTCACGCGCAGGTAAAAGTCGCTCAAGCCTTCGTGCTCAGAGCGACTGAAAAGTTGTACACAACTCTCAGCACGCCGCTGTGCGTACGCGCGATGTTCGCTCGGATCGATACTGCTCTCGCGCGCATCCTTCAGAAAGCGACGCGCGCACTCATCGACCGTCTCGCCCCACAGGTTCTGCTCTCTCATCGGCCTGCGCTCTTCGTGTCGAGCGGCTGCATTGCACGCTCGCTGCGCGCGAGTGCGCTCCTGATGCTAGCAAGTCGTCTCTGCAGCTCGTCGAGATATTGCGCGATCTCGTGCGGCTTGAGACGCTCGATCAAGCTGCTCAGCTCAACGAAGAGCTGCTCAGCGCGATCACGATGCCACGACGAAAGCGCGATGCCAATCTCTTCAGCATCTGAGTCAAAGAGATCGCGTAGGATGCGCTCTTGGTCGTGCGCGTGCTGCTGCTGTTGTAGGTCGCTCATCGTTATCTCGCTCGCTTGATCGTGAGATGAAAGACTTCGCCACTCTTGAGCGTCACGACTAGGCCTTCGTCGCTCGTTAGCATGCCTGCGCTGCTGTATGACTCGATAAAGCGCGTAGTCAGCGCTGCTGTGCTGTGCCGCTCCCACGCAGTGCGCAGCAGGTGCGTGAGCTGATGCGAGAAGTCGTCTTCTGTGAGGCTCTCATCGTTCCAGATGACTGTCTCGCCTTCGAGCAGGCGCTGCACACATGAGCGGCAGTGATTGCCCTTCAGGTGCTGCTCTGTCTCGTCATCGAGCCAGCTCGCGAGCGTGCCGCAGACCGTCTGCCCGCAGCCCTGACAGGTGACTACGTCGAGCGTGCACGAGCAGTACATCGCGCCCTGCTCGACGCGATGCTCGATGCCTTGCGCCTGCGTGATCGTGACTGCCTTCTCTGTGCTCATTGCTCTGCTCTCTCGTGAAAGGTGATTAGGTCGAGAAAAAGACGAAGATGCTCTTCTCGTCGTAACTGCGCTCGATCGTGTAGCGCAGACCGAGCACGCGCGCGAGTGCGTCGATCTTGTTCTCTCTGAAGTACTCTGCCGCCTGCCCGAGCGGGTCCGTCGTCTCGTCGAAGCCGTCAGGATAGCCGACGCGGATACGTCGCTCGCCGATCACTTCGACGTCTGACAGCATGCCTGAGCGCTGCAGCATGCCCTTCGCGCGCTCAGCGAGCGTCTGTCGTGCGATCTGCATATCGAAGCGCGACGTCCAGTGTGCCTTAGCCATGACGCGCACCTGCACGAGTCGTGAAGCGGTGCAGCTCCTGCCCGTTATGCTCTGCATACGGCTGCTCACAGATCGTGCACCGCTCGCGCTCGATCTCCTGCTCGATCTGTGCGCCTTCGACGCGCTCGATCTCGTCACGCGACAGCGCGCTGCCGTCCTGATAGACTGCCGACCATCCGGTGTGCGGCTCAGTGCTCAGCGCGATTGCTGCATACGAGCGCACGCGCTTCGACTCGCGCTCAGCGAGAACACGCGCGCCCTGCGACGTCGCACGCGTGCCGACAAACTGCAGGCGCACGCCGTTAAAGAATCGATCGCTCGGTCGATCGCGAGCAATCAAGCTCGCGACAGTGTAGACGATGTACATCTGCTGTGATCTCCTGTCAGGGTTAGATGCGAACAAACTCGATGCGACCGTTGCCACCGCTGACGCGCTGCACCTTCATGCCGAGAGGCGTCAGCATCACGATCTGACCGCGAATCGAATTGAGCGCTGCGATCTCGCGCTGCAGCTCTGTCGAGAGCTTCGCGTGCCGATACGAGTGATCGACGGTCGTCGTCAGCGCGCGCTCGATCGCCCAAACGGCTGCGCGCTGCGCTGCTTCCTGATCGAGCAGCTCGCTGAGCTTCGACTCAGTCGCGAGCTTGTCGAGCTGCTCACCGAGCTGCTGCGCGTTGCGCTGCATCGAGTCAGCGACGCGATCGAGCGCCGCCTTCGCGTTCTGCATCATGCGCTCGCGCTTCGCTGATGCGGTCGACTGCAGCGTGTCGCGCTCTTGCGCGTCGAGCTGCGCATTACGAGCTGCGATCGAGCGACCGTTCTCGTCGACTTCGTCGCCGTCGTTCATGCCGTACGGCAGCGTCTCGACAAGGAAGAGATACTCGCCTGTGCTGAGATCGACGCCTTCGCACTCATCGTGAATGCGATTGACGATCTGCTCACCTTTCTCTGTCAGCAGGTCGATCACGATGCGACCGCCCTTCGGGCCGCGCGTGACGATGAATTGCACGAGCCCTGCGCGCTGCAGCACGCGAAACGTGCGCGCATTGATCTTTGGCTGCTTGCGCGCTGCTGTCGTGTTGCCTGAGATCCTGCACAGCGCTTGCTGATGCAGGCGGCTGAGCGCAACGCGCTCGCGGATGATGTACTTGCGGGTCTCTGTCGTCATTGTCTCTTCTCGCGTGAAGGATCAGTCAGTGCAGGTCGTCGTACCTGCACTGAGAAGTCTACGCTAGGCAGCTTGCGCGCGCAAGTAGCCTCATAAGCGCAAGAAAGGCAGGCGATTAGCCTGCCCTTCCTGTGTCAGTTTGAGACTGTCGAGCTACTTCGTCGCGCAGATTGGGCCGATGCCGCTCTCGATCGACTCAGGGACGGTCAGCGTGCGACCACAGCGACCGCACCGGCCTTCGTGCCAGACTTCGACGCGCGCGTCTTCGAGATGCTTCATCAGCCACGAGAACGCGATCGCGCTCGGAGCGCTCGCAGCGACGCGCGACTTACGCGTGACGCGAAAGCCGTCGGCGAAGATCGTTCCGATATAGGCAAAGTCGCCTGTGTTGTCAGCGCCGTTGAGCAGCGAGACGAAGTAGACAGGCATCATGCCGGGGCGACACTTCGCAGGATCACTCTGCTGCACTTTGTACGTGAAGCGCGTCTGCGTCGCCTTCGAGCGCACCGTAAAGATCGCGTTGCCTGCGAGGATGAAGCCTTTGCGCTTGCCTGCGGCGAGCTGACCGCGCATCGTGCGCGCGATCGCGTCGCTGTCTTCGATCGCGACGAAGGCGCTCTCGACCTGCGCAGGCGCTGCTGCGACAGGCGCTGCAGCCTTTGCGATCGCGTGTGCTGACGTGTAGTGCGCGAGTACTGCCGCTTCGATCTGCTTGCGCGCCTTAACCTCGAAGGCGAGATCGTCGAGCGAGTCGAAGAATTGACGCACTGTCTCGCTGGCAACGGCACCCATGTTTTTTTCGAGCAGCTCGATGATCTCGACGATCAGCGCGTCGAGCTGCTGCTGCTGCTGCTGCGTGCGCGTGTCGGCCTTCGTGTCGACTGCGATCTCGCCGTCGAGCATTGAGTGAAACTCTGCGAGCGTCATCATGTTAGCGGCCCTCTGTGCTATGCACTGTTGCGACGTGTTCGCGCCACGCCTTGTACGCCTCTGCGCGAGGATTCGGGAAGCAACTCGCGTCAAAATCCATCGACGCCCACCCGCACTCACAAGACACGTGATACGAGATGCGAGCGCCAAGACACTTGTGCCCCTTTGTCGTCTTCGCCGGTCGTGCTGTCGTTGCTGCCATCGTCATCCTCTTCGCGTAGGGTGTCTCTCTCGTCGGTCGCCGTCGTGCGACCTGACTACATTCTATAGCACGCAGCTTGCGCGCGCAAGTAGCGTAGCTAAGTCGTTGAGCAGCAAGCGACTGCCCGCTCGTTTCTGAGAGCAGCTCTCGCGAGAAGATGTCTTTTCAGGACAGGCGCAGGCGTTCGATCGTTCTTAACTAGGCATGAGACTGCGATGCACCTGCTGCCGCGTGCCGATGATCGTGCCGACGCGACGCCCGTATCCTATCCTGAGCTTCTGTGATCGCTGTCGCGCACTCCTGCGCGGCGAGCTGCGCGCAGACGAGCCTAGAATCGACGCTGCGCCGTCTAGCGTCGCGCCTGAGCGCCTATCGCTGATCTGACGAACGAGTAAGCGTCAGCAGCCTGGCAGGCGTTTACGCAGCAGCGCAGGGCAGGGCAGCGGCTTCGAGATCGCGATGCCGACGAAGGCGCGCGTCGCAGGGCTCGGGTACGTGAAGCCGTAGCCGAAGACGAGCGCGAGGCGCGAGCGATCGTCAGCGCTGAGATCCTTCTGCAGCACAGGCGACGGGCACACGCTCGGATCCTGCTCGACGTGATCGATCGAGATCTTCGCCCAGCTCACGAGTGAGTCTGTGCCTGGCCGCACCGGCTTCACAGTCAGCAGCGCGTCGCGCATGCCGAGCGTGTTGACCTTCGACGTACAGCCGAGACGTGCGCTGAGCCCGAGCGGGTCAAGCGCGAAGCTCGCGTCGATCGCGCCCTTCGCAGGCGGCGCAGGCAGCGTCACGACGGCGTGCATCGTGTACGGCTCCTGTCTGACGTCGAAGACGCCGAGCCGTGCACCTGATGCGGTCTCAGTCGTCGCACTCGATGCTTCACGATTCGTCACGCTCTTCGTTGCGATCAGCACGCCGAGCTGCAAGAGCGCGCGGCGCATCTCGCCTAGCTCCTGATCGTACGCATCGCTCTTCTGTACCTGCTGAATCACGAGCCGCTGAAAGCCGAGCGAGTCGCGCAGCATGCGCGTCGTGTCAGCCTTCGCGCGCGCCTGCGATTCTGCGAGCGCTGCACGTGCATCAGCGCCGCGTGCGGTGTTCAGCTCCCACATCAGGCCAATGATCACGACGAGCATGATCACAAACGCGATCGCGATCGTCTTTGCCGTCGTGCTCGACGTCGCCCACGCTGTGCGCACCGACATTAGAGAGCGCTCCTGATATTCGTATCGAGTCCTGTCACGCGCGGGTCACTGACCCACGTATTCGCGTCGACGTCGAAGAGCTTCGTCTGGCCGCGCAGCGTGTTGCGCCCGATGAAGGCGTCACTCTGCGGCGACAGCATCTGCTGCGCGAGAAAGAAGAGCGCATTCGCTGTGACGTCATTGTCAGAGACCTGAAACGGCGCGCGCGGCTGCTGCACGAGATAGATCGCACCGGAGCAGCGAAACGTATTGCGACTATAGACGTGATCGCACAGATCGCCGCCTTCGACAGTGAGCGCTGCAGGCCAGCACTCCGGTCCTGCCTCAAAGAGATTCGCGACGAGACGCACGCCCCACACTTTATTTACCGGCAGCGGGTTGCCGTTCTCGTCGACAAAGATGCTGTTGCCGTGATCATCGTAGCGCGGCGCGTCAGGCAAGATCGTGATGCTGCTCGATCCATTCTTGTAGCCCCAATTCCGAAACTTGTTACGCTGTATCAGCGCTGAGCGCGAGGCAGTCCACGAGCCGAGATGCGTCATGCCACCGCCCTGCAGGTCGCCGTCATTGTCTTCGACGAGCAGATCGACGATGCCAGTGCCTAGCTCGATGAAGTGACGCCCGACGCCGCCTGCGCAGGTGTTGCCTCTGAAGACAGGCGACGAGACGCCGCCGAGATTGACGCCGTCGCCCTGAAGCTGCATCGACGCGTCGCTGCCGAAGACGTTGTACTGCACCGTAAAGCGCTGCGTGTACGACTCGAATTGATTCTTGCTCAGGCCGAGGATGTTGAGCCCTGAATTACCCATCCCGTTCGGGAAGCGACAGTACTCGACGAGTCCATCTTCGATGAAGAAAAACTCGACCGGCGACGGCCAGTGCCCAACGTCATAGACCGGCAGCACGCGTGTTGAGAGATCATGAAAGCCGACGCCGCGCAGCGTCACCTTCTCTGCGATGCTCGTCTTGCCTGCACTCAGCAGCGACGGGTCAGGAAAGCCGAACGTGAGACACGTGCCGTTGCCGACTGACTTGTCAGCGCCCTCGCTGCTGTATTCGAGCACGCAGCCTGCTGCGCCTTCGATCGTGAGATTGCCGCGCATGCAGCGCACGACGCCGTCAGCGATCGAATACTTCGCGCCGCGCCCGATCGCGACGACGTCACCATCGTCAAGCTGCGCAAGATGACTGTTGAGCAAGCGCGCATTCTTTGCCGCCGACGAGCTTTGTGTCAGGCCGAGTGACGAGATCGCGTGACGTGCCATTGCGCTATGCTCCTGCAGTCGAGCTGCTCGATGAAATGACGTCTGCGAAATCAGGCGACTTGATCAGCGCGATTGGCAGCCCGCGCAGGCGATCGAGCTGCACCGTGTTCGTGTCGAAGGCGAAGTCGCGCGGCACGCCTGCCGGGATCTCGCTGATGGTGCGCTCGTGCTGCTGCATCTGGAAGCCACGCACTGCAGGCACGTTGTCATCGTTGTACGCGCCCCAATAGTGCGTGAAGCGCAGCGCGTAGTACAGTGAGCGTCCACTCATGCCAGGGTTGAAGCCGACGTACTGCCCAGGCACGTAGCCACCGGCTGCGACGCGCGAATGCCACGCGTTGCAGTAGTCGATCGCGTCGCTCTCGTCGACGTCAGGGCCGACACCTTCGACGTCGAGCCACACGTTCACGCCTGCAGGCAGGCCGATGAGCTGACAGTGCTCGACTGCCGTGTCGCCGTACTCGACGCCGAGATCTTCGTCAGGCTGCCAGCCGTGCGGCTTCTCGCTGTCCGGGTGCACATGCTGCACCGCCATCAGCGCGAGTCCTGCGTCGAGAATGATCTGCGCCTCTTCGGTCGTGAGATCCCATCGATTGCGCGACTTGCGCCAGCAGTAGCGCACGGCGAAGTCGAATCGAGCCGCTTTGAATGCCTGCGCCGTGCGTGCAGTCAGCGGCGTATTCGTGTCGAAGCCGCGTGCGCCTGTCGGTAGCGTGTATACGTGTCCGCTCAGCATATGCTCATCCTGCGTGCGATGGTCGCGCCATCGGCGCAGCACGCGGCGGTCCGTCGCCGACGAGCGCAGAGGCGACCGGTGGCAGTGGCGGCGCAGCGCCTGTCACTGGTATTGCTGGCTGCGCGGCCTGCTGCGCGATCGCAGGCGGCGTGAGCGGTATATCGTCTGTGCGCGCAGGCGTTGTATCGCCTCTGAGCGGCGTCGCGTGCGCGTCAGGCTCGAAGGTGACGCGCTTGCCGATGTACTGCACGACGTCGACGCCCATCGCGATCAGCAGCGCGACGAAGATATGATCGAGCGTCGTGAGTGCCTTCACATCGATGCGACCGAGCAGTAGGCCAACGATCGCGACGAGAATCGTCAGGCACCACAGGCAGAGCGACAGCGCAATACGCGCATTCGTCGTCGCGAATTCAGAGAGAAAACCATTCATCACGTCACCTCGCCCCGTTCGCTGATGTCTTTGATGCGATCGCGCGTCATATCGAGATCTTCACGCACGCGATCGGCCGCGCGCCGCCGCTCGGTGCGTCGCTCTTCGAGCGCATCGAGTCGCTCGGTGAGTCGCTGCCTGCGATCGCTGCCGATCGAGCTGCGTCGATCGATCTGGAACGAATGATCGACGAGACTCTGCAGATCATCGAGCCACTCGCGATTTTCACGCACCGCGTCGACGATGAGCCCGAGCATTTCGTCGCCGCCTGTCATCAGGCGCAGTGTTTCCTTCTGAATGTCAGCGATCGCTGTCGTATTATCGATGACACTGTGCTCAATGCGATCGAGACTCCTGACGGCATTCGTCATCGACGCTAACTCGATGCTGAATGCCGCACGCACGATGCGCTCGATGCGCGCTGCGTAGCGGATCTCTCGCTTCTCGCGACGCACGCGCAGCCACTTGATGAGCGCTGCGACCGCACCGGAGATGATCGCGATCGAGCCGATGATCTTGCCGATGCGCTCTAGTGCGTCGAGATCCTGCTGCGTCGTCGTCGGCTGCAGCGGCGTCACTGGTCAGACCTGCTCAGTCACAGTCACGAGCAGCTTGCGATCAGGGTCGATGCGCCCGTCGTCGTCAGGAAACGTCAGCGGCACTGCGCCGCCGATGAGCGCATCGAAGCGTATCTCGTACACGCCTGCAGGCAGCGCTACGCTCTGCACGGCAGTAAAGAGATAGCTCCCACGTCCTTTCTGCGCGTCGCTGCCGTCGTCGAGCACAACGCACGGCGCAGCATTGATCACCTTCGCAGGCAAGCTGCTCTCGCGCCACATCGTGAGCGTGACGAGCGAGCCAGGCCCGAGCTGCTGCGGCTTCTGATCCTGGCCGCGCAGGCGAAAGTACATCGTCTTTGCATTGCCTTGCCTGAGCGTAAAGCGTCTGAGATTCATCTCTTCTCTATACCTCGGCTAGCTCGACGTCGAGCGCGAAGCTGCTCTCGATCGCTGCATCGTCTGCTGCATCAGGCTCGATCTCAGCAGACGTCGTATTGGGCTCGATCTCGACATTGTACGGCGGCAGCTCGATATGCACGCCGAAGGCGCTATACGCACTGCTCGTCGCGCGCGCGACGTACCCTAGAATCTCGGTAGGCGACAGCGCTTGCGCCACTAGGCCGCGCAAGATGGCGTAATCGCTCACCGCGAGTGCGGCGCTGACGCGCACGAGCTGCTCGTACGCAGACGTCGAGACAGCAGTGAGCTGCCCGATCGACGACCACGGCGCGTCTGTGCTCTGCGTCACGGCGCGGAGCGCTTCGTACGCGTCGACGAGCGCGCGTGTGAGCCCGAGAAGCCGCTCTGTCTCGCTGCTGCTCGTCGCGCTGAGACTCACGAGCGACTCGTACGCAGCGTCAGTGCTCTGTGCTGCGCGCGTGAGTGATTCGTACGGCGTCGACGCAGACTGCGCGACAGGAAAGAGCGGCACGCCTGCAGCGCTCCATGCCTCGATCTCTGACTGCGAGACGCTGAGCAAACTCTCATAGGCGTCGATGAGCGCCTTCGCGAGTGTCGCGAGCAGCTCGTACGGCGACGTCGCCGTGACGCTCAGGCCTGCGAGGCTCTCGTACGCAGCGAGCGCGCTCTGCGCGAGGCTCAGCGTCGTCTCATAGCTCGCGCTCGACGTCGCGCTCAGTGAGAGAATGCTCTCGTACGCGTCGACGAGACTCCTGCTGATCGCGCCAAGCAGCGCGTACGGCGTTGCGGCGCTCTGTGCAATGCCTGCGAGCGACTCAGTCGGCTGCTGCGCTGTCTTTGAGAGCCCGAGCTGTGCTTCGTACGAGTCGCTCGCGCTGACGAGCAGTGCGTACAGCGACTCGGTCGCACTCGTGATCGACTGCGAGACCGCGCTCAGCGACTCGTGCGCGCTCGATGCGCTTTGCTGTACGCTCGCGAGCGACTCCCACGCAGACACTGAGGCGGCTGACGAGACAGGCGTCGTCGCGTCTTGCCACAGGACTGCGACCGGCACGCACTACCTGCCTTGCCGCATCGAGAGCGTCAGCGCCTGCTCGATCTGATCCTCTCGCGCACGCGTCACGCGCCGCGCAGTCAGCACCTTCTGCAGCTCTGCCTTCGTGTGCCGCTCGTCGTGCACGTCGCCGAAGCCGCCGCACCACGAGCCGATCGCTGCAGGGCAGACAGGACACTTCCTGCGCAGCGCGAGCGGGTCACTCTCGTGCGGCTCGTAATACTCAGCCGCGCGCCCTTTCGCTGCCTTGCGCACGAGCACGCGCTTCGATGGCTTCGCCATTAGTACTCTTCCCAACTCGCGTATGAAGTGAGCAGACGCGTATCTGACGTCGAGCCAGCGTCAGCTTGTCTGAGCACGATGCCCTGGCCTGCACGCAGCACCATGTAGTCATCGTCGTCTGTCGCGTCGTACAAGTACTGATCGACAGGAACCGCAATACCGACGGCGGTCAGCACAGCAGGCACCGTGAAGTCTCCGATCGCTGCGCCTGCTGTGATCGTGAGACTCGTCGACGCCGTGAAGACCTTGCAGGTCGGCGTCGCATCAGTCGAGTCGCGCTTCGCTGGCGTGATCGTCGCGCCTGTGCCAGTACCAACGAACGTCATCAGCTCGATCGTCACGCGCGGCGACGTGACGAAGGCTGACGCGGCAGTCGGCACGGACGTCGCCATCCATTTCTTGAGTCGTGCGATGACAGTCGAGCCGACAGGATTGACGAGCCAGAGAAACCCCGCCGTCGAGCCGTGCGCGCTCGCGAGAATCGTCAGGCGTCCTGCATCGAATTTGTAGCCGCCGAGCAGCTTGCGTCGCTCAGTGACGATGCGCAGCCGACCATACTCGTCTGCCATCAGCGGAATGCGATCACCTGTCGACTCAGCCGTTGGCAGCGCGGCAGACTGCAGCAGCACCTTCGCGCCAACCTTCAGTGAGCCGCCTGAGTCGACTGCGCCGTCTGCAGGTGCGTTGAGCGGGTTGCCGTCTGCGCCGTACAGCAGCGGTCGCGTGACGAGCCCGTACAGCGCAGTCGTCGGCGCAGCATTCTTGACGTCTGCTAACTCTGCTGCTGCGAGCCCGCCGAGCTGAATCGTCTCGCGCAGCTCTGTGCCTGCGCCGCCGACGTCTTCAGCGCCGACCGGCTTCGTGCCGGTATTCGAGACGAGAATCGACGTACGCGACACGTGCTAGCTCCTAGCAGCTCGTGCAGCAGCGCGCGGTCGATCGCTCACATTGAACCGCGCAGGACGCAGCGTGCCTTCGTTCCCACACTTCGGGCAGATGTACTCAAGCAGCGAGCCGTCGAGCGGATGCTCTGCCTGCTCGATCAGCTCTGTGAGATCGAAGCCGCACTGATCGAGATCGCCCGTCGACGGGTTGCGCACGCCGCGATTGTGAAAGCGCACGCTCATCGCCGCGTCGATGCGCCCCTGCTTGAACAATTTCGCCGCATGGTCGCGATGCTCCTGCGCGAGCGGCCCGCGACAGATCAGCTTCTGCCTGCGCAGAAAGCGCAGCGCGTTCTCGTACGTGATTGGCGCTTCGAGATTCTCAGGCACTTCGTCGTCGTGCATCACGCGCGCGTCGCGCGCCGTCGCTTGCTGCTCGCGCACGCGCTTCGCTGTATTGCGCGTGCTGTGCGTCGATCGTCGTGAAGCCATTGTCAGACCCTCTGCTTAGGTTGACTGCCCGCTGAGCTGCGTCGTGTACGTCGACGTCTGTGCGACGTCATTGATCGCGAGCGTCTGCTCAATCCAGACGCCGATCGCGCTGCCTGCTGCGATGCCACCGCTCGGCATCGTCGGCGCGACGCCATCGTCGACGAAGGTGATACCTGCAGGCGACGTCAGGCGATTCGCGACGCTCACCGTGTCGCCGTAGGCAGTCGCGACACCGATGCGGATCTTCACAGCAGGATCTGCAGTCAGCAGCACGCTCGGCGAGAGCAGCGTCAGCGCGCCGTCGCCGTTGCGCCAGAAGTCTTTCTCGTAACGGATCTTCTGCGACGCAGCGCTCGCTGAGTTTCTGAAGCGGATATGACGCGTCGTCTCGTTTGGCGTGATCGTGCCGATCGTCGTGCCGCCTGTGCCTTGCTTCAGCGTCACCGTGCGCGCGACGTCTGTTGCACTGAGCGCGACGCGCTCGATACGGCTCATCGTCGCTGTCGAGAGCTTCTCGACTGCACTCGTCAAGACGATGACTTCTTGTAGCAGTGCGCCGGTCGCGTCACGATAGTCGACTGTTGCACTGCGCACGTCTGAGCCGTCGCTCGTGAGTGAGAGCTTCGCCGCTGCCGTAAACTGCGTCAGCTCAGGGCGTGACGTCACAGCGATCGCACCGCCTGTCGTCGAGATGTCATCTGTCGGCTCACTCGCCGACGAGAACCGCACGAGCGACGCTGCTGCGATTGCCATAGACTTATCTCTCTCGGAGGGTGATCTGTGCTATGCGCTTGAACCCGAGCGCGTCGCCTTCGTCATCGACATACGACAGCTCATCAATCGTCACGAGACAGTCGACGCCACCGGCAGGCAGCGCGTCGCCTGTGCAGTGCAGTGAGGCGCTACCGTACGCTGCGGTAAGTAAGGCGGCTGCGTCGGTTTCCGCCAGTGGTGCGCTAACGAAGGTCCACTCGCGTTTGCGCGGCAGGCCCTGACGACGCAGCGCGCCACTGTAGGTCGAGATCCCCTCAGTCGCTGCGCGCCGGTCCTGACGTGTGCGCTCGCTCGCGCCGGACGTCTGAATATCAAAGACGCTCACAGCGCCGATCTGCAGGAAAGGCATTAGCCGAAGCCCTCGAAGTGATACGTCTTTGTCACGACCGCGCTCTGCGCGATGTGTGCGCCGAAGCTATCGAAGGCTTCGACGTAGACCTGCATCTCTGCATTTTGTGTCCCGAGCCCGGTGATGACCTGACCGTGCTCAGAGTGCGCGATCGTGTCGCTGACTGACGTCGTGAAGCCGTGCGTGCTCCAGCCGCCGCCTGACGTGAAGCGCCAGTACATCTTGTACTGCACGCCGCTCGGCATCGAGTGCACGCCGCTCCAGTCGACGTCAAAGTCATTCGTCGGGTCATCGATCACTGAGACAGAAGGATCATCGATCGTCGGCGACGGGAACGACGTCCCCTCAGGGATCGGCACCTGCAGCAGTGCGCTCGATAGCACGTCATTGCCGACGAGAAAGCCGACGGTGCCATCGCCTGCGCCAGGATTCGGTCGCGCGAAAGTCCACTGTGAGCCATTCGCGACGAAGACCATCTGCAGCGCGCCTGAGATGCGTGACACGATCGGGTTGAGTGTCGTCCACGCCCAGGCGACGAGCGGCAGCGTCGAGCTGCCTTCGATCGTGCCGCTGATCGCGAGCGTGATCGACGTCGCATCGATCGCGACGATATCGTACGTCGGGTGCACCGTGATCGGCGCGCCGCCTGTGCCGCTCAAGAGCCCGAGCCAGCCACGGTACGCGCCTGCAGGTGCGCCCTTGCAGCGCATTGTCGTATAAGCGACGCCGCCGGTCTCGATCGTGTGCGTATAACTCACGATCGCGAGATCCTGATCTTGATCATACAGCGTGCTGTTGCTGAGAAAGCGAACAAGATCACCGAGCGTGAGCGGCCAGAATAAGAAGGTGCGCATCTCGTGCTCGAACGGCGGCGAGCCGAGATCGCTGACCGCGCTATCGCCTAACGTCGTCGCTTCTGTCGCGGTATCGATCTGCGAGTGATCCTTAATCGTGATCTTGCCCCAACGACGACCGAACGCGTTTATGCTCGCGGCATTCGTGCGCGTGATCTGCTGTCGCGAGCCTGCGGCGCTGTCAGGATAGTCGACGGTGATCGCGTTGCGCACGTCGCTGTCATCGATCGGTGCCGTCGTGATCTCGATATACTCATCAGGGCCGAATTGCCAGTCAGGCACTGTCTTCGCGCGATCAGGCACGATGTAGAGCAGCTCAGGATCGGTGTCGCCGTCGTCGCGAAAGAGATAGCGAATATCGCCGCCTTGCAGCAGCGCGAGCGCATAGATCGCGTCCATGACGCTCGACTGATCGTCTTGATCGAAGGCACCGAGATTAAAGTCAGGCGACGTCGGCACGACGAGCGTCGCGCCAAACGGCACGGCATTGTCGTCGATGATCTGCTGCACGACTGTCTCGACCGGCGTGCCTGCGCCTGCGTCACTGCCGTACGGGCGCTTCGACTCAATCCACGTATTCAAGAGCCACGCAGCACGATCGCGCGCGCGCACGGTGATCGTGTTGTCAGGTGACGTCGCAGGGTCGACGCTGTCGATCTTGCCGTCGAAAATGCGCTTCCACGTGCTGTGCGTGAGCGGCGCGTCGCCATACGCTTCGATATCGACGAGCACGCGAATCTTGCGCGCCGGATTGATCAGCGGCGCGTACGTCGTATCAGCTTTGTGATTCGCAGGCGATGCGACGATCTGCGGCGCGAGGCTCATTGCGCCGACGTCGGCGTCGATCGTCTCGCGCACGAGCACGAGCGACAGCGTCGCTGCGCGATCGTCGATCGTGCTGCCTATCTCTGCGCTGACAAACCAGTCGACGCCATGAAACGCGGTGAGATCGCGCCAGACGTTGTCTGCGTCGAGTATGAGTACGCGCGCATAGGCTGAGAGATCGCCGCCGAGGCGTGCGCGCTCTGTGCTGTCAGTGACTGTGCGCGTCACGCTGCTTAGCCGATGACGCTCGCTGCGTCAGCCGTCGTGCCGGTGCGCGCCATCGCCGTCTGTCGCGCTGCGCGTGAGACTTCGTCGAGAAGCTGCGCGCCGCTCTTCGTCGAGCCGACGATGACGATCGAGCCAGGCGCGAAGTAATTCGACGCACCTGAGCCTGCGCTGCTATTCGGTCCTGCGCCGACATCAGCGGCATTGACAGGCCGCGACGCAAGGAAGATCGCGCGCTGTATGCGAAAGCCTTGCGGGATATTGCTCAGCGCATCAGCGGCGTTCTGCGCTGCGCCTTGCAGGTTATCGAGCGCCTGTGCGGTGTCGTCCCAACTCATGTTTTCGAGCTGCTTACGCGCCTGCGCGAATTGATCGGCTGCTGCCTTCTGGCCTGCAGCGAAGTTCAGAATACTCTGACCGAAATTCGCGATCGCGTGACCGACGCCGCCAAGGCCAGGGATGCGCGCAATCAGGTTGCCGATTGCTTTGATCAGACCACCGACAGCCTGCGCGATCGCAGCAGCAATACGCGCCATAACTTCGCCGACGAGCGTCGCCGCGACACCGAACGCGCGAAGGATCGGGTAGAGCGCGCGGAAGATTGGCAAGAGCGACGCGACGAGAACCTGCGCGACGATCGCGATCGGTACGGCGAGTCGATCGAAGAGCGGCGTGAGTGTCCTGATCGCAGGCTCCATCGCGCGCATGAGAATCGCGATCGGCCCGAAGCTCGTCATCAGCGTCGCGCTCAACGTGTTGCCGAAGCCGGTCAGTGTGTCGCTGATGCGATCTTTGATCGTCTGCATGATCACCTGCGTCTGCGTGATCGCGCCGCCTGCCGGTGCGACTGAGAGCGGCGCGCCGCCGAAGCCCATCGTCGGCTGTATCGAGCCCGTCGCGAGCGCCTTCGCGAGCACTTCGCGAATGCGTTCCGCTTCCTGAATTGGCACGTTCGCTGCGAATTCTGCTGCGCCAATTCCAGGCGGCAGTGAGAGTCCTTGCGGGATCGTTGGCGTCTGCGCGACAGCGCCTGCTGAAGGGATGCGCCCGAGGCGTAGCATCTCGACGAGTGGTGACTTTTCGAGCGTTGCCTGCGCGCGCAGCAAGCCTTCGACGAGCGGGTCGAAGGCCGTCTTCCCTTCGTCGTGCAGCTTTCTGAGCTGCTTCGTGACCTTGTCGTACGCATCGAGCACGGCCTGCGCGAGCGGCACAGTCGCCTGATGCTGCTTGTTGAGCAGATCATAAATACTGAGCAGGCGCTCGGCTTCGTTCGCAACGTCCTTCGGCAGCTTCGTGTCTTGCCAGATGCGCAGGATATTGCCTGCGATCTCTGCGGTATGACGCTGCACGTCCTCGAAGGTTGCACCAGCCTCAGTATTGAATTGGACTTGCTGCTTCATGAGCGCATTGACTTCTTGCAGCTTCTGATCGAGCGGCGTCATCGTGCGCACCACTTGCGCCATGCTGCCGCCTGCACCTGTACCGAGACTGCCGAAGGCGCTCTGAATATCCTTCGCTGAGTCGACGACGCGCGCGCCCTGCGCGATGAGCTGCGCCTGCTCTTTCTGCAGACCGATCAGGCCATTGCGCCGCGCATTGAATGCTTCGGCTGTCTCGTCAGCGGGAACCTGCTGCCCGGTGAGCATGTTGGTCCCGACGCCGCGTCGTGCGAACGGGTCGCCTGAGAAGGCAAACTGCTTTTGTTGCGCTGCGCGCATGATGTCATACGAGCGCGCAATATCGATCGCGGTCTCTTGAAACTTGCGCCGCGCAGCTTCTGCCGCTTTCTCCTGACGCTGAAAGGCTTCGACGATGACGTCCGTCGCGGCGAGCAGGCCTGCGACGATGAGCCCTGCAGGCGGGTCGAATGTGACGGCTGCCATGATGCCCATCGAGCGCAGCACGCGACGCCATGCGCCTTCGCCAGCAGCAGCGCCGCGCGTCATCGCGTCGAAGGCAAAGAGCACGCCGACGCTCACGCTCGCCATGCGTCGACTGAGTCCTGCACCGGCCTGCGCGACTTGCTCAGTCTCGCGCGTGACAGCGGCTGCGTCGAGAAACTGCCCGCCCTGCCCCGGCTTCAGCACGCCTTGCGTCGTGAGCGAGCGCAGGCCGGTCTGTAGACCAGTCGCGTACGCATTCGCTGCCTTGCGCCCTGCGAGTGCAGCCGCCTGATCGCTCATCAGGCCGACGCTGACAGCCTGCTCGATCTCTGCCTTACGATTCTCGAAGCTCACGGTGAGCTGACGCACGAGCTGATTGACTGCGCTCGCCGCATTCTTCGTGATCACCTGCCCGCCTGAGCGCACGCGCAGGCCGCTCTCGACTGCGCCAGAGATCTTGTCTGCGATCTGTAGTGCGTTGTCTGAGAAGCGCGTCATCTCAGCCGTCGTGCGCGCGAGCCCGCTCGACACCGCTGAGGCATCGACGCCCATTTTCACATACAGCTCGCGAATCGTTGCCACGCTTCAGCTCCTGATCACTGCGCTATCGATGACGATGCCACGTTGGTGCTCGTGTGCGCGGGTTCTCGCGCTCTGCTGCTGCTTGTCGCTCATCTTGCTGTCGTCGCGCTTCGTACTCGTCGTGCTGCAGACCGAATTCTGCGATTAGCTCTGCAATCTGCTGCGACCCCGCAGCGGCGACGCCGTCGGCTGCCTGCTGATCGATGCGCCTGAGTAACTCGTCAGGCAGGCAGCCTACTTTCTCCACGGCGAGCCAGATCAGGAAGCGTCTGAGGGGTCGCTCTCTGAGTTTCCCTTGAGATCCTCAATATCTTCCTTCGTGATCTTCGCGAGATGACAGGCGACTTCGTACACACGATCGAGTGCTGCTGCGCTCTTCTTGCCGAGCCGCTCGACGTCGCGCAGCGTGAAGAGTAGCTCGCCGTTTTTGTCGACCATCGTGCGCGAGGCGAGCTTCGCTCTGACGTTGCTCATATCGACGCGCGTTGTCTTGCCGACGCCAGAGAGCAGTGACTGCTCGTACGCATCGCGCTCAGTGCCGGAGAGCGCCTTCACGCGGACAGTCCCGCCCCATTCCGGCACGTCGACGTCTTTGTGCTGCTGATCCTGCGCGTTGAGAATCTCATCGCGCCCGAGTAGTGCGCCGTTGCTGCTCGCGTGCTGTGCTGCGGTGCTTTCCATTGCTCGACTCTCTCTCGATAGGATGCCTCTCGCGCTGCGCGCCCTGCGCTCACAGTCGCGTCGTACAGTCAGAAAGTACTAAATCGACAGGCCAGTGCCAACGTCGACAGGGTCTGTCAGGACGTCACACTCATACGAGACGGGCTGCAGCGTCGACGGGTCAGCCGTGACGTCGTACGTCTTTGCATGAATGCGCACGAGATACTCTTCGCCGTTAGTGCCGTCAGGCAGCAGCCGCACCTTCACGGCGATCTCTGTCTTCTCTGCGAGACGCAGACGCACCTGCCCTGCGTCGTCGCCGTTCAGAAAGCCTTGCAGCGAGACGGCACGCGTCGCACGCGCGTAGGAGCGCTGCGCCGGGTTCTGAAAGACCGCGTACGTCGTGCGATCGCGCTGCGTCTGCACCTGCACGCGATTGAGATCAGCGATCTCAATGAACGTACCGGCGACTGCTGTCTCGACGAGAATCAGCAGCTCTTCGCCTGCGAAAACCATTAGACAAGGATGCCGCTCCCGATCGGCGTCTCGTCATTCGTAGCTTCGCAATCGAAGGTGACCGTTTGCAGCGACGCTTCGTCTGCCGTCGCTTCGCCGCCGTCCGTGCCGACGAGAATCGCGACTTGAAAGCCGTTCACGCCATCAGGCAGCACGCGGATATTGATCTCGGCGTTACTGTCTGACGCGTCACGCAGCGCCTGCTGGCCTGCGTCGGTATCGTTGAAATACCCTGACAGCGTGAACGTCTTCGCGCGCTCGCCGGTCGTCTCGTGCGCGGGCCCGCCGAAGACTGGAATACGATTCGCCGGTCGCGTATTGCTCGACGAGTAGCGATCGAGATCAGCGACCGTGATGAATGTACCGGGGGCGTCAGGATCTTCGACCTGCACGAGCAGATCTTCGCCAACAAAGACACTCATGATGCTACCCTCGCCGCTTAGGTCTGATCACTTCGACGGTCGTACGCGGGAACACGCGCCCGTCGATCTTCACGCCGCTCTCGACACGCGTACGCGTGTCGCGTGCACTCTGTGGCGTCGCGATCGCGCTGACAGACGGCGCTGACGCAGTCTGCGCCTGCTGCTGCTGCTCGCTGCTCGTCGTGCGCGCCTGCTTGGGCTCGTGATGACTCAGCGGGTGCGGCTTCTCGGTGCTACGTCGCTTGCTCGTCGCCATGACTCTGCTCCTGTGTGCGTCGTCTGCTGCCAAAGGTCGCCGGTCGCTTCGGCTGCGCTGCCTCTTGCGCTGCCTTCCTGCGCTGCTCTGCCATCTCGCGCGCGCTGTCGAGCTGCGCACGCAGAAGCTGCACCGTCCTGATCGCGCTCTTACAGCTCTCGATCGTCGCACTGAGCTGCTGCTCGACAACGTCGAGTGACGTCACGCGCGTCGCGAGCTGCTGATCGTCGAGCTGCTGATCGTGCTGTGGCTCGTTACTCATCGCTGATAGGACCGAGGCGTGATGAGAACCTGCGTATGTTGCGCTCTGACGTTCACGTCAGGCATATCGATGACTAGCTCGACGACGCACGTGACGACGTCGTGATCAGGCAGTGCGACCGTCTTGCCGTGAAAGAGGCGACGCAGATGCCTGTAGATCGCGAGCCCCTGCATGTTGCCGAATTCTGTGCGATCGGTCCAGATATCAGGACGCACCTGACCGAGCACGCCGTACTTGTCGAAGGTGCTGATCCCGTTGTCAGCTTCCTGTGTGAGCCCGAGCGTGACGTACGGGTACGGCGTCCCTTGCGGCGCTTCGCTCGCAAAGATGCGCGCCTGATCGCCGACGCCGAGCAGTGCGCTGAGCTGCGCGTCAGCCGCGCAGGCGTCGACGAAGTAGACCTGAAAGTCACTCGCGGCGCTGAGCGCATCGCCTTTGATGCTCATGCGCGACCTGCTCTGCGATCGATCGCCGCGCTGATCAAGTCACTGAGATCTTGCTCGAATTGCGGCGCGACTTCGTCATACGCAGGCCAGATCGTCGGCTGTGCAGGCATGCGCGACGTGCCTAGCTCGACAAACGGCGGGTAAAACTGCAGACCTGCTGACTCGAAGTCTTCCGCTTCCCACCCGATCGAGACAGCGTAGCCGCGCTCAGTCACGCGCTTCTTGATGTGATCGCGCATGAAGCCCGTATCGACAGGCGAGATGCCTTGCGCGACTTCGACCATCGCGTCGCCTGCACTCTCGACCAGTCGCAGCGCTTCGCTCTGAATCTCTTCGTCTGCCGCGTAGAAATTCGCGACAAGCGCCGAGAGCTGCGACGTATCGAAGGTGAGAAAAGAGCTGCGCGCCATGCTCGACGTCAGTCCTTCGCGCTGTGCTTCGCTTCCGCTTTGCGCGCAGCGATCACGGCAGGATGCTCTTCGACGCGCGAGTGACTCACGAGCACGTACGTCTCAGACTCGTCGAGCGTCGACGCGTCATCGTCAGGATGCAGAAAGCGGTGCATGCTGTTGTCCGTGAGCGACCACTCGTGCGCGACGTCGCCGCGATCAGGGAAGATCTGCGCGGCTGCGTCGTGCGCGACGTCGCCGATCGTCGCGCCTGCCTTTGCGCTGATCTCGCGCGTCGGGTGATTCCAGTCGCCCGCCTGTCTCACTGTGATCTTCATAGCACTCACCATCCCTTCGCGATGATCTTGTCGTGAATGATACCTGCGATCACGCCCATTCCGGCAGGCGTTTGGTGCAGGCCGTCAGTGAAGTATGTCACATCGTTCGTTGCGAGACGCGCGTCGAGATCTGTGCGCGCGACAGCGAAGTTCGATGAATGCGCCGTCTCGAAGGCAAGCAGCCCGTTGAGCCATTCGGTGCGGAACGGGTCAACGATCGGGAAGAACGGCGCGCAGACGACGACGCGCTTATTATCGGCGACCGCCGCCGCAAACTCGATCGCGAGCTGCGCGAGCGCGACGTCTGCACTCGCGACGGTGTTGCCGAAGCCGTTGCCTGTGCCAGGACCGTTCACGTCATTGACGTCGAGTAAGTAGACGTGAATGTCAGGTCCGGCGCGATGCGTATCGGCGTCGTTCGCTGCGCGCTGACGCCAAAACTCAGGCGTGTACACACGCGCAGCGATATTCGCGCGATCGTGCCAACTATCGCCCTCGATACCACGGTTCTGTGTGTGATAGACGCCTGGCGCTGTCGCGTCGAGCAGCGCCTGGAGCTGCACGCTGATCGGATCCGTATTGAAATTCGATGCGCCGTTACCCCACATGCGCGAGTCGCCGTCGCAGGTGACGCCCTTCGCGCCTGCCGTATTCGTCGTCACGCAGCCGAGGCGGGTGCCGAAGCGCTCTAGTGCTGCCATATGCACGCGCGAGAGCGACTGATCGAGCAGCGCATCGAGCTTGATCAGCGCTGCGCCGCGCAGGATGCCTTCGGTGACTGCGCCGCCGAGAATGATCTGATACGTGCCTGCAATCGGCGGCGTGTACTCGTTCAGGCCTGACGCAAACATGAGCACGCGCTCATTCCCTGGCGACTCCGCGCTATGAAACGGGAACGAACCCTCGAAGCCAGACGCTGCGATCACCGGCTTCTTGATGCTGATGACGCGCGTGCGGGCCGCGACGCCTGCCACGTTCGGCATGACACGCATGCCTGAAGGGTAGCCTCCTGAGTACGCGTGCGTCGCATCAGCCTGCAGCAGCAGATCAAACGTCGCATGACCGAATGCGCCAATGAGCCCGACGCCGCGCAGGCCATCGCTGTGCACGATACGCACAGCGTACGAGCCTTCACCTGCATTGAACCCGCCCCATACGACGAGCGCGAGCGCCTGCCCGTTGAGACTGTAGCGCGCGTCGAGCGCTGTGCCGAGACGTGTCTGCGTTGGCTGCCCGAGCGTGAAGAGCGCCTGCTTGTTTGCGGCGTCCCATCCTGGCTTGTGTGAGCCGAGCGAGCCGTCTGCGAGCGCGCCGATCATCGGCAGGCCAACGCCTGCACCGCGCGCATCGTCGACGCTATCGATCTGCGTCGTGCCGTTGACGTGCACTGAGCTGACCTTCGAGAGATCCCACACGCCGACGAGGTTCTCATCGCCGAAGGTGTTCTGCAGATCGAGCACGCTGCCGTCTTGCGACAGATCGATCTTCGTCGGGCGCACCGCGCTGCGCACTTCGTACGAGATCGTCTGCAGCTCACCAGGCGCAGGCGTGCCGTCGTGTGTGATCGTCGCGACGCGCACCGTCGCCTGATTGAAGATCGTCGAGCTGCCCTCTTCAGACCACCGAATGCGGATATCCGTATTCGTGCGCTCTGCAGCGAGCAGTGCGGCCTGCCCAGGATCTGCATAGTTCAGCAGACCGGCGAGCGTGAAGGTGAAGTCGGTCGCTGACGCCGCGCGATACGTCTTTCTGAAAACGCGCGTACGCGTGATCGTCACGTTATTCGACTTCGTGACGCGAGTCAGATCAGCGCACTCTGTAAAGACGTTCGGCGCTGTCTCGACTTCGATCAGAAATAGCCCGCCACCGAGTACCGTCATCGTCAGTATCCTCTCATCTCACAGTGTCGCGGTGACCGCGCTCGGCACGCACAGCGCGCGTCGCTGCGTCTGATAACTTCGCGTCGGCTCGACGCCGATCACGTCGAGCTGCTTCGTCCAAGTACTGCCGTGCGTCTCGCCATCGATGACGAGCTTCGTTCTGATCGTGAGCTGCTGCTCGCTCACGTCGTCGACAGCGAAGGCGACGACCGAGATCGGCTGCTGCTCGAATTGTTGCGCATTGAGTCGTGCGAGCGTGTCCGCAGTCGCCTGCTGCACGCGACAGCTCACGGCAGGCACGCTCGCGACGTCAGGATACACGTAGCTCGTCACGCCGCCAGGACCACGCGTCAGCACAGGCGTGAGCACGCGCGCGAGATGCGGCAAGCTCGCATCGCTGAGCTGCCTGAGATCAGCGAGATCGCTCGACGAGAGAATCGGCTCGCTCATCGTCGCGTCACCAGACTGGCCTGATCGGCTGCGCGCCGCCGTGCGCGACCTTCGTTGCTTCGACGTCGACGATCAGGCCTGCTTCGCTCAACGCCGTGTCGTACGCGAGCAGCGCCCCGTCGCGCTTATTCTTGAATGCTTCGATCTGTGACGCGAGATGCGACGCGGACGCTTCGCCTGCGATCGACTTCGTCGCATGCGCGCGACTCATCAGCAGATAGATCGCGTCATACGCGCGATAGTAGGCCCACGAGCGCGCCGCGTCGTCCTGCAGCGCTGCAGTGTCAATCGCTGCAGTGCGACTGTAGCCGTCGTCGAGATACGCCTGCAGGCGTAGCGAGAGCGCTGCTGCGTCGTCAGTCGGGAAAAAGGCGTTCTCGATCTCGCCGACTGGCGCGATCAGATCCTCAGCGAGATACAGCATCGTCGCTTAGCGAGTCAGCGAGAGCGAGTGCCGCCGCGCTTGCCGACGCTGCCAAACGTCGGTCGCGTGACCTGCGAGTTACCACCTTGCGCGTGATGCGAGCCGCCGCCTGGCTGGCCTGAGTGCATGTGATTGAGGCGCTGCGTGCCGACTGCGCCCGGTGCGCGCGCCTTGCCTTCAGTCTGCGTGCGCGGCTGCTGAGAGCTGACGCCGCGTGCGGTCGAGTTACCTGCGCCGCGCGCACGATTCGCAGGCGAGTCGACTGCATTGCCTGCTGCGCCGAAGGTGTCTGTCATGATGCGTCGTGCCATATCGCGCCTCGCGTGAAAGAGAAGCGGCGACGTCGTGACTCACCTGCACACGCGACGTCGCCGCACTGAATGCTCCGTGCTGCTTACTCGTCGTCGCTGCTGTCGCTCGCGCTCGCGCGCTTCGACGCTGAGCGCTTCGTGCCACGCTTCGCGCTGCTGCGCTTCGAGCCGGAGCGCTTCGACGCTGAGCGCTTCCTCGCAGGGCCGGTCTTCTCTTCTTTGATCGGCTCGCCGCCTTCGGTCTGATACGCGCCGCCGTGCGCCTCAGACGACTCGTGCGTCTCGCTGTCGCCTGCGAAGCGCTTGAATGCGCTCGCTGCCTCTTCGCCTTCGCCACCCTTGCCACGCGCGGCGCGCTCGTCGTCAGCGATGCCCTGCGCGTGCTCTGAGATGCGCAGTGCGACGTCGTTCGGGTTCTGCCCCTGATCGCGTGCGATCGAGTCCCGCTCGACTTCTGCGCGGTGCACGTCCTGTGTGAGCTGCGTGCGCTGTGCAGGCGAGAAGCTGCGCTGTCCTGGCAGCGCATGGTGCTGCGTGTCTTCGTCGAGCAGCGGCGAGTCGCCGACGACGGCATTGAGACGACCGCCCTGTCGATCTGCGCCCGTCGCGCGACCTGCGAGCTGCGTGCGCTCGATCGGCTCGACGTCAAACTCTTCGCCTTTCGCGTACGAGACGTCAGGCGCAGGCATCGCGTGCACGTGACGCGTCCCAAACTCGGCGAGCTGCTCGATCGTGTCCTTCAGCGGCACGCCCGTTCCATCCGTCGCGATGTACTCCGGTCGCAGTGAGAGCGTGTACGCCACGCGTGGCGGCACGTCGACGAGCCCCGGCCCGTAGGTCACGACGCCGCCGTCTTCGTCTCTGATCGTGAGATCGCGGATCATGTTGACCCGCACTGTCTTTTGCGTCTGCTCAGGCATCGTGCGAATCCTCGGGCACGAGTGGAATTGATCAATCAGTGAACGCTAATTACTCCTGCGCGCTCGCTGCAGGCCGTGTGTGCGTACGGTGTCGCGTCCGACGAGCCGTGTATGCACTCAGAGGGATCCTGCAGCGCGCGTGCTTCGCAGGCAATCGTTACGCAGTCGACGCGACTGCGATCTTGTCCGGTGCTTCGATGACTGGCATGCCGTTCATCGCGCCACGACCGCGTAGCTCCCACGGCGCGGCTTCCGGCGTGTAGAGCTGCGCCCAACGTCCTGGCCTGCCGCCGCCTTCGACCGTCGGCCCGAGATGCGTGTAGCCGATCGGGTTGTCGCGGTTCGGGTCGTCCGTCGAGCCTTCGCCGACGCGGTAGCCAGTGCGATTATTGTTGCCAATCGCGACGAGCTTGTTGCGCTGACAGAACGGCACAATGATCGTCGACGTCGGGTCGGCAGGGTTCAGGATCTCGCCCTCGCGATCGTACTTCACGATCTGCACGATATCAGCGACGTCATTCGTGAAGGCACCTGTCGCAGGCACGATCTTTCTGAACGTCAAGCCGCCTGCGTCTTCCTGCACCGCGACCGCGTTATTCGCCGGGTTGTAGCGAATGCGATCGACCGTGTCAGGATGCGCGACGATCGCGCGCAGGTTGCCGCGCAGACGCTGTCTGAGCAGTACGATATCGGCCCAAAACTTCGACGTCGTGCCGTCATAGACGTCTGTGCCGGTGCGCTGCGCAAGGATGTTCGCAGCAGGCACGCCGTACGAGACGACGAGACTCTTGCCGTTGTACGTCCAATTGATCGCGCCGGTCGTGAGTGCTTGACCGCGCAGCCATTCCATCGAGTCGATCAGCGGCTGCACGACGAGCTTCTGCAGGAAGTTCAGCGCTTCGTTCATGATGATCTCGTTTGTCGGCGTGCCGCTCACCTGAAGCTGCATGAGCATTTGCTGAAGCTGCCTGACAACCTCTTCCTTCAGCGGCACTTCGATCGCGATCTTCGCGAGCTGCTCTAGGAACGTCGAGACGCTGACGTAACCTCCGGGCGGGTACGGCGAGTCCATGCCGACGAGTCCTGCCATCGTCGCGTGCACGGTCATGTTACCGCTATTCGCGATGTACGACCACACTGGCGTCTCTGGGAGAATTGCTTCCCACAGATAGTCTCCGGGCGGTCGTGTCGCGTTTGCGATGCGGAACGCAGCATTCGGCGTGAGCTGCGCAAGCACCGCCGCAAAATTGAGGAACATGAGCTAGGCTCCTGTGCGGGTTGAGTGATTGCTGACTGAGCGAGAAGGCTCAGCGCTCACGTGCGGTTGTCTGCGTACTGCTGGAATTTGAACGTGCAGCCTGCGCTCGCCATCTCCGTCTTGAACGCAGCAGGCAACACCTTCGGTGCGCCTGTCGAATCAGGCAGCAGGTTCTCGTACACGACGCCACCGAGATAGACCTGATACGCGCCGTAGCCTGCAGCGCGATCGCCTTCGATCGCGGTCGTCGCGAGAATGCCGATCGCCGGATTCGTTGTCAGGACGCGAGGCGACACCTTGCCTGCGCCGAGCAGCGAGCCGACGACGGTGCCAGCAGGCAGCACGTGCTTGCCTGTCGATGCGTCGAGATAGCCTGCGCCGACGTTCGTCCAATCGATCTGATATCCGTATGATCGATCGACGGAATTCTGATCGGCGACGAAGTCAGCGCGGCTGATCGTGTAAGTGGTGCGCCCCATGTGAGAGACTCCGCTCGTAATAGTGTGGCAAGGCTCGTCGCTGCGATGTCACTGCAGCGAGATCGACCTGCACGCGTGCGTTATAACCCCGGTGTTACAAACTCGCGAATCTCAATCGCGCAGCGTGTCGCCTAGCGAGTCGCACCGGACGCGTTCCCACTACCACTGTTAGCAGTCCCTGACTGCGGACGTCGGAAGGGGTTCGGCCGCTCTGCAGCAGCCTTATTTGAGCGCTCGATGAATTTGTCGACTAGGCCAACACCAGCAGACGACGAGTCGCCACTGCTGCTGCCTTGCTCAACAGGAAACGGAATCGACGAGAAGACGTTGCCATTGGCAGGCGCTGTCGTCGACGAAGAGCTGCTCGCACTGCTGCCTGGAGCAGTGCTTCCTGCTGCGCCGTTCCCGTTGGTGCTCTGCGCCCCTGTCGCAGGCACGACTTTCAACGCGGGCAGGAAGTTTTTTAAGCTCGCATCACGCGCGACGAGCTCGTCGAGCTTCTCCCAGGCAGCGCTCGCATCGCCCGCCTTGCGAACGTACGGTCGCTTCTGAGAGATCTCTTTGCCGTTCTCGACGAGTACAACGTCACGCAGCTCGATGTCGAGCTTGTTCGTGTCGAGCAGCGGGGCGAGGACATCAGCATTCCACTTCAGCGAAGCCGCCGCGCTGTCTTGTGCCTTGCGCCGATCGGCCTGCTGCTGACGCTCTTTCAGCTCGCCCGCCTCTTTCACGCGCGGTGCCACTTCGGTCACCGGCACGTTGAGAGCTTTGATCGCTTGCCATGCCTTCAGATCGTCGCCAGTCAGTACGAGCGCGCCGTCAGGAACCTGCTTCGCACGCAGGCCCTCGATCTCTTGCGAGCGTGCGCGTTCACGATCGCGGAAATCGTAATTCTCGCCGCTGAGTACGCGCAGCGCTTCACGCTCGCTGCCGTATCGATGCACGAGACGGTCGACAATGTCGAGCGCGCCTTGCGTCCGACTCTCGTACTGCCCACTCGCTGAGCTACTGCCTGACGAGCCAGTGCCTGACGAGCTGCTGCTGCCCCCTGAGCTGCTGCCTGACGATGATCCACCACCTGAAGCGCCGCCCGTGCTGTCCTTAGGATCGAAGAGCATGCAGCGAAACTTCATGAGTGGCCTCTGACGTCCCTGACGTCACGAGTAAAGGTCTGTCGAGCGATCACGAGCGGCAGCGCACCTTGCGTCTGCAACCCGTCGGCGCATGCGCGCCCTTAGAGCTACCCTGCCGAGTGTATCGTATGCGCTTGCGCCGCGCAAGGTTCACGCCTATTCATCAAGCGCACCACTGAAACTCGATTCATCTGCGGCGATGACTAGCTACGCTGAGCACAGGCGTAAGTAGCGGGCTCTCACGAGCTGCCAGCTTGCCAGACGGCTTCACGAGTGTAGCACTATGCCGCTTCGGGGCCGCGCTCGACTTCACAAGAGTCGACCGGCCCCTTCGTCTTGTCCTAACGATGAGCCTAGCGATACGCCTTCGTGCAGCGACAGCGACGACCGCAGAGACGCTCGCCGATCGGCGTGATCGTGCCGAGCTTCACCCACCCGAGCGCAGTCATCTCTAGGCACTCGTCGCAGTGATCAGCAGGATGCAGCACGTTGCGCTCTTGCGTCATGCCTGCTTCGCGCATCATGCGCGTTCTGACCAGCTCATACGCGTGACGCCCTGCTTCGCTGTACAGGCCTGCGCGATTCGAGAGCGAGCCGCCTAAGGTCTGCGTGCCATCAGCGATCGAGCGCGCGAAGCCTTCGAGATACTCGTACTCAGTCTGCACGAGCTTCCCGATCTGCGAGAGATCGCCTTGCGTGAGCTGCGCCCAACCGCCACGCGCAAGCGCGCCAGAATAGAGCTGCGTGTCTTTGATCGCGATCTTCATCTCTGCGCGCCACGCTTCGAGCGAGATCGTACCTGCACGCAGCTCGCTCGCTAGCTCATTCATGCGCAGCTCAGAGTTACGCAGCGACAGATCGAGCTGCCGTCTGATCTCGTCGTTACTGACGAAGCGCCCGTTCGGCGCGATGTACCTGCCTGCGCTTTCGTTCCAGCGATAGCTGCTGCCGCGAGGCGCAGAGCGCATCTGCGCGCGCGACGGCATCAGTCGTCGTCGCTATCAGGCGTCCACTGCTTCGGCTTGTACTTGCCGCGCTCGTGCAGGCGCTCATGCTCGTCGGCTTCGTCGTCTGTCGCGTCAGCCAGCGAGCGATTCTTCTCTCGCGTCTCAGGCGTCGACAGCCCCCACGCGTCGATAGTCCTGACGTCGATGCCAAGCGGGTTGTCGATGATTGAGACTGTCTCGACGTACGGATCGACGTGCTCGCCGCGTGCGACAGCACGTGCGCGCTCGATCAGCAGACACTTCGTCGCTTCGCTGACGCGCACTGTCGTATTCTGATCTGTCGAGACGTCCCACCACTCTTGCGGCAGCTCTGCGCTCATCGCTCACACTCCTGATCGAATCAGCTCGCGCGTGTCGAGTCGCGCATCGAGTAAGCGCTTGATCAGCGTCGTGCATTCGCGTCGTGCCGTCTCGCGTGCGTGCACGACGTCGCTACTCTCGATCTGTGCGTCAGCGCGCAGCGCGTCAGCACTTTGCGGTGTAAGCGAGTGATCACGTGGCATCAGCAGGGCCGTCGTAAGCCAAGCAGCAGAGAGGAAGCGCTACTGACGCCACGCGATCACGTCGATCGCTTACAGCGGCCCTGGAATGTTGCCTTTCTTCGTCACGCGAAAGCGCGCCTTGCGATATGCAGTCTTGCGCGTTTGCGCTGCGAGCGCAGCATGACCTTGCGACTTCTGCGTGATGCCCATCGCGCCCATCTTGTTGCCGCTGCCTGCGTACGATGACTTCGCAGGCACGCGCGAGCGCGGGTGCACCGTTGCGCTGCCAGTGTTTGCGCGCGACGCGCTCGCATTCGAGAAGTTGCTGCGACTGCGCCCGCTCGACGATGTCTTGCCGCCGCCGACGTAGCCCGGTCGTCCTTTCGCCATCGTGATAACCTCCACTCAGAAGAGCTGCAGACGCTTGCCAAGTCGATGAGCAGTCTATCGGTTGCGCACGTCACGCGCCAGCGCAGCGCTCAGATCTTCGGCAATCGACGCGGGAAAGCTCCTGGCTGCGGTAGGCCTGTCTTTGCAGGCTGATTCGGTGCGCCGCGCGTCGGTGCGCCTGTCGGCGCGCCTGTCGGCGGCGCTCCCGGCGCTGCCGTGATTGGTCGACCTTGCGCGTCGAGCTGCTGCATCGGCGGCGCTGCGGCGAGATCCTTTACCATCTTCGCGATGATCGCTTGCTCATCGTCTGACAGGTGCGCTAGCTCAGCGGCTGCCTCTTCTGACAGGCCCGCGCTGATCCAGAAGCCGTAGACTTCCGCCTTCAGCTTCTGTACTTCGAGATCGCCGCCGTCTTGCTCCATGATGCGCTGCAGCTCAGCGTCAGGATCTGCGACGTCTGAGCGCTCCATGATCGTCTGACGCGACATATAGCCTGCCTGTCCTGCTGCGATATCGTTTGCACGCTCCTGCGTCGAGAGCGGGCCCGTATCGATCGCGCAGTTAAAGCTCGCGCGCAGCGTCTTTGTGTACTTGCCTGGGACGTTCGCGAACACTTCCGCCCACGCCATGACGGTCTCGATCAGCCAGCGTCCTGTGCGCTCGACCGGCGTCTGCGTGAGCTTCAGCGATTGCTCAAAATCAGCACGCGACTGCTCGCGACTCTTGCCGCTCGGCGTCGCTTCGCCTGTAATGAGAATGTGTGCCTGATCGCACTCTTCGAGAATGTCACGATACGCTTCGCGCTTCGCTTCGATCGACGCCGTCGGCGGCACCGGCGGTCGATTGACGACGCTCGGCGACGTGACGTGCTTGTTTCCTGTCGCGTCGTCGTACTCGATAGGCGCAATCCATTGCGTGACGCCTGCGCCGCGCACGTACGGCTCAGGCACCCACTTGCGTGCTGTGCCTTCGCCCTCGAAGTGTCCCGGCATCGCGCCGCCGAGGATGATCTGCTCAAGAAAGCCGCCTGTCGTCACGTTTCGCGGGATCATCGAATTCGCGAAGTTCAGCGCCTTCTGCGCGTCGCGCACCTGATGCGAGATGAACGGCTCGCGTGTCAGCTCGCTCATGAGCAGACGCTTCCCAAGGTCGAAGCGCGCCTGCACCTGACCGCCCGGGTTCGCATCAGTCGTCGCCTGCTGTGAGCTGCTCGTGCCGACAGTCGCGAGCACAGTCATGTTGCCGTCATCGAGATACGTCAGCTCGACGCGCATCTGCGCGCTCTGCTGCTGATCGATGCGTGCCTGCACATTGCAGACGCCGATCTCGTCGAGTCGCGTCGGGTCTTCGTACACGTGCGCCATTTCGACTTCGGGCACGTCGATATGGATCTTCGACAGCGCGTCTTCGATATCGCCTGCTTTGACCTGCAGCACTTTGCGCGACGACGCCGAGCCGTCTTCTGCGACGACTTCCTCAGTCGAGAGCAGTGCGGCAGGGACATAGAGGCGCATCACAGCACGTCCTGGCGCTGAGATCTTGCGCAGCGCGCCGTTCGCGGTCATGCCGCCGCCGACGTTCTGCGTGTCGATCATCGTATTCGTGCCGCTGATCGGCATCGAGCCGCCTGAATACAGCAGCTTGCGCGTCGCGTCCTGAAAGCGCTCGATCGAGCGGACGTTATTCCACCACGTTGTCAGGAAGGCTTCAGCTTCGTCGATGAGCGTCTGCTCTTCCTTCGTCGGCTTTTCGCCTTCCTTTAACGCGCGCTTGACAGACAGCCCCCATGTCGGCTCGCGACCGACGACGCTCGCGACGTGCCGCTCGATGACTTCTTTGATGACGTTGCGTGCGGTGAAGCCGCGCTCGATCTCTGCGACTGACGCTGATGCTGTCTCGTCAGTCCAGTCAGGCCACGGGCCGATCCAGCCTTCGCCGCCTTGCCAGTGATCGCCGAGATAGAAGAGGCGATTCTTCGCGAGCGATCGCATGTCGAGTCCTGCTGCGACGACCTGCATCGCTTCTGTCTGCCCCCACTGCGAGAACGGCTTCAGCGGCCAGCTTCCGATTGCCGTGCCTGGAAACGTCATCGCTTTCCTCTCAGGAGTTTGATGAGCGCACGCTTACGCTCTGCCTCGCGCGTATCGCGCAGCGCACGACATCGCTGCTTCTCACGTCGCGCACGACGCTCTAATTCGAGATCACGTGCGCGCGTCACTTCGCGCCAGAAGGCGGAAACCTGCTCGTCAGTCATGCGCTCATGATACTGCGAGCGCTGCGCCTACGCTACGCGACGCTGCGTGCGCGTGCCTGGGTTCGTCGACGTCGGCACTCTGAGCACGACCTTATTGACTGCGCCTGAGCACGAGTCGACGACGTCGTCGTGCGCACCGTTCGGGAAGTCAGCCAGCTCGCGCCTGACTGCGCCGTTCCACGTTGCTTTGAGCATGCGCACCATGCTGCTCTCGACCATCGACGCGAAGGGGATAGCGCGCGCGAGCTTATTGCCTGACGACGCGCCGACGCGATCGATGTAGACGCGCTGCGCGCCCTGCGCGAGCAGGATCTTCCTGAACATGATGCCTGCATCGACGCCGCCGTCGCCGCCGCCTGATTCGCCCCACGTCGTCAGGCGTGCGCCGAATCGAGCACGATCGCGCATCTCGCAGCGCTTGATCTTCTCATCGCGCTCGCCCGGGCCCCACTGCCCGCGCTCGACGTCGAGCAGATAGATCATCTCGCTCGCGACGTCAAAGCCGACGAGCGCGCCGACTGAGTAGTCGCCGTCGTTCTCTGTCGCGGCCTTGTCCCAATACCTGACGACGCGGAGCACGCTCCACGGCACGTCGACGTCAGCGACGAGCGTGAGATGCTCGATCTTAAAGAGCAGGCCTGACTTCGGGCGCGGTCGCTGCTGATAGAGCGCAGCCCAATAGTACGGCCCGACGCGGCGCATGATCTTCAGCAAGCGCTCACGCGGGTAGCGCTCCGGCGCGAGCGCTTCGCCAGGCTGACGCCAGTCAGGTTCGACGGTGCACGTCGGCGGCCAGAGCGGCCTGCCGTCTGTCTCTTCGACCTTCGCGATCTCTTCAGGCGACGACTTCAGCGCCTCGAAGTTCACGATATGCCAGCGCTCAGGCTCTGCGTCTTCAGCGCCTTCGTGCTCTGCTTCCTGCCACTCTTCGCTCAGCAGCCAGCCTGCTAAGTCGTCTTCGTTCCAGCGCTGCTGAATGATGACGATCGCGGCGTCAGGCTCAGCGCGCGTGAAGAATGTCGAGCGATACCACTCCTTGTGACCGGCGCGTACACGATCTGACGCTGCCTCTTCCGCATTCTTGACCGGATCATCGATCAGGCCGAGATGAAAGCCTTTGCCTAAGATCGCGCCGCCGACGCCTGCAGCCCACAGACCGCCGCCGCGTCCTGTCTCCCACTGCTTGACCGCGCCGACTGACTGACGCTCGTGCGCTGTGTAGTAGTAGGTGCGCGCTGCGCGTGAGAGCGTGTGCGCTAGCTCGGCCGTGTGCGCGCAGAGCCCGACCCAGCGCTCAGGATGACGATAGAGATAGTACGCAGGAAAGAGACGCGAGACGGCTTCTGACTTGCCGTGCCGAGGCGGCGCGAAGATGAGCACACGCTTCTTGAGCCCATCAGCGACCTGCTGCAGTACGCCTGCGAGCACGAGCGCGTAGCGATACCAGCGATAGCGCATGCCGCTGACGCGATCGACGAAGTCTTTGTACGCGATCGGTGCAGCGCCGTTCGCGGTGTCGTCGATGAGCTGATACCAACGCGCCTGCTCAGCAGGCGTCATGAAGCTCAGCGCGAGCTGCTGCTCAGGCGTCAGCGGTCGTATCGAGCCGACGACCTGCGCTGCGTCTTCGATCTGCTCGCCGTCCCTGACGTCGCGAGCTGCTGCTGCGTCGCTCATGTAACGTCTGTCAGCGCTGCAACGGGTGTTGCATCGTCGACGGGTGCTGCGCGCTCAGGAGCTGCGCGCGATGCAGCTCAGCGTAGTAGCTCGCGAGCGGATGATCGAGCGGGTGCATCTCGCCTGTCTTGACGAAATACGTGCAGGCGTCGATGTACGCGCAGTGCGCTGCGAGCCCGCTGCTGCAGCTCTCCTGTATCTCATGCTGCGCTTTCGTGAGCCTGCCCTCATCGTTGCGCTCATCGCGCCGCCTGACGAGTGCCGCAGTCGAGCGGCCTTCCTTCTGTAGCTCAGCGAAGGTTTTCATCGTGCGCAGCCCTGCTGTCCGCACAAGTGAGAAGTAGCGTGCCGCAATTCGCGCAGCGGATCTCGCAGTGATTGCACGCCTTGCCTGTCGCATCGCAGACAGGGCAGTGCTCGATCCATTTCGGCACGAGAGGCGACGACGCTGCTGTCAGCATTTACGAGGCTTGTGTAGATCGAGAAAGGTTAAACTCGATCGAGCAATGAGCGACAGAAGTACAAGCCTTACTCCTGCAGTGGCGACTCGCCTCAGCGACTGGATGCTTCAGCGTAGGACGGTTGCAGGTGCGAGCTGCCCAATGACCAAACACAGCTCTCGTGCTGACAGCGACGTCGATCGTCATTGATGCTTCAGGCCTGCTGCGATCGCGATCATCGACGCGAGCAGCAACACGATTGCGAGCACGACGACGCACAGCACGACGATCGTGATGATCATCTCGCAGCCGAGCGCGACGTGATGACGCGTCAAACGCATCGTAGCGCAGCTCAGACTTCCATCGACTGAATCGCCCAAAAGTCGTCTGCGTTCCGATAGCCGCGCGCGCAGAGCCAATTCATGAGGATATACACGTCACCTTTGTCGCCGAAGCCTTCGCTCCACGAGCCGCGCGTGAGACCCCACTCACGACGATCTCTCGGCACGCGCCACGACAGCGTCTCGTACCCGAAGAGATAGGTGCAGTGCCCGCCACGCAGCGGCGCATTCGCAGGCGGCTCGTGCATCACGCCGTCGCTGCCGACATTCTCATACGCGTCGTACACTGAGAAGCCGAAGACGACCGGCGTGCGCGCTGCGAGCGCAGCCTTCACGTGCGTCTGCACGCCGTTGTTATCGATCGTCGCGTACGTTAGCGCCTGATGCTTGATCGCTTCGTCATACGCGCTCTGCGGCGGCTTCTCAGTGAAACGCGCAATGTTGTACGGCCAGAGCGTCTCAGGCGCGACGCCGAGCTTCGCGACAGACTTGATGCCGTCTCGAATGAACGCGCCTGCGTCGTCATTGATCGAGCCTTCCATCGCGCGCTCGTTATAGTAGATCTGCAGGCGGCTCATGAGCGTGCGCACAGCGCCGATGCCCATGCGGTTGTAGCACTCTTCGACGACGGCTGCGATGCCGTTGCCAGTGCACGAGCCGAGCGCGCCTTGATCCTTTGCAGGACTCAGTGTGCCATCTTCACGCAGATCGACCTTCGACGGCAGCTTTGTGAGCGACGGCGCTTTGACGCCGCGAAACTTCGCTGCCTTCTTTGGGTCGAAGACGAAGTCGTTATGATCGGCAGGCTCAGGCTCCCAGCCTGCGAAGCGCCCACTCGGCAAGATGTGACGCGCCGACTTTGTGATCGACTCGATCGAGATGACGTCGCGCGCTTGCGCGGCCTTGCGAGCAGGTGTCACTGAGACGTGCCCTCGGTTGGAGATGAGCGAAGCGTCATCAGGCGTCGACGACGAGTAGATCGCTAGAGCCGACCGCTTCGAGAATCGCGCCAAGCGCACGCTTGACGCCGTGCTTCCGCGTGTACGACTCGCCTGAGTCTGCGAGGATCTTGCCGTTACGACTGACGAGACGCCAGCGCCAGCCTGTGCGCACGTTGCTCGCGTCCTGATAGATCTCGAAGCGCGGCTTCTGTACGCGCAGCGACGCTGCGCGCCTGCGTCGCGTGACACGCACGCCGTTCAGCTCAGCGCCGACTGCGTAGCGCGTCATTTACGATGCTCCTGCTCTGCGATGAGTGTCTCTGCGAGCGCTTCGAGCCCGAGACTGCCGACGATGTACTGATCTTCTCGAAAGCCGTTCTCGTAGACCCATATACGCTCGTCGCCGATCGCATCAGCGAGCGCTCGATAGCGCGCCGCATCGCGCTCTAGCGCTTCCTGCTCGATTAGGCTGTCGCCTTCACACTCGTCAGCCGTGCGCGGCGCATTCTCCGGCGCGTTCTCGATCATGACTGTGCCTGTCGTTCGATGCGTCGCTGCTCTGCCTGTGACGTCCACAGCTCGTCTGCGACCTGATCGAGCCCGTCGGCATCGTACGGCTTATGATTGCGTACCTGCGCAGTGTGCAGATCGATTGCGTCGTTTTCTTCTGCGATCAGCGCGCGCAGTGCACGATAGCGATTCGCATCACGCAGCAGATCGCCGAGGATCTGCGTCGTCTGCTCGCCTTGCTCGTCAGTGTCTGTGATTGTGAAGAGCTGCACCGCCTGTGCATTGCTCGACGCTTCCTGTCGCGCCTTGTTCAGGATTACATCGACGACGCGCGCCTCTTCGAGCGTGATATTGAGCAGGTTCGCTGTCAGCTCGATCGTGCGCTCGTGCAGCGCAGTGCTGCCGTCTATCTGCTCATGCATCTCGATCTGCTCGATCTTCACGATCACGACAGACTTCGCAGAGTCGACGTCGATCTCGATGCGCTTCGCGTTCTGAATGCTCTTGCCGTCGATCAGCAGCTCAGCATTCATCGGCAGATCGCGCGACACGAGCACGACGCGGTGCTCGCCTTCCCACGATCGCTGCCCGCTGTGCAGGTCGACTGCGTTGCTGTGCTCAGCCTTGCCTTCGCGCGTGAGTGCTTCAGCGACGAGCGGCGCGAGCTTGTGGCACTTACGGCACGCAACGTCGTCGACACGATTGCGTGTACCGCACAGCTTGCAGGTCCAGCCTGCGCCGCTCGGCGGTCCGAGTCGCTGTGCTGCGTTGCTCATTGCTCATACCTCGCTTGAATGTGAGTGAAGTGTCGTGCGTACGGCGCAGACATCAGGTCGCGTCAGGTCGGAAGTCCCACCCTCAGGTCGCGTCTCTCTGCCCGTACGCACGCCTTCAGAGTATAGCGCACGACTCGTGTGCTCGCTATCTGCGCCTATTGCAGGTAGCGCGGCACGATGATCTTGCCGCTGCGCGTCGACTCGGCCTGTCTCGCATGCTCAGCGCTCGCCTGCTGCGTGCGCTCGATCTCGACGAGCATTGCGTCGATCGCATCGTCTTTACCTGCGAGCACGTCAGCGCCACCGAAGAAGGCACCGCCTTCAGGTAATCGCGTCGAGATCACGACGCCGTCGAGCTGATGCGCCTCAGCCCACTTCTCGCATTCGTACTGCGAGCCGAAGACGATGCGCATCGCCTGCGGATGAATCGCGAGACAGCGCACCGGCGCGTAGCTGTCGCGCATGTTCCGCAGGATCTCATGCAGGCGCTGCTGCATCGCTTCACGCGTCTGCATATCAGGCGTCGTCTTCAGCCAGCTCGAAGGCGTCGCACTGACAGCGCAAGAAGGCGTGTGCGTTCAGCCCCGGTCGCGGCTCACGTGTGTAGACCGTGCATGCGCCGCCGTCTTCGCTCGTGCCGTGGCGTGCGTAGGTGTCGCCGCACGTGCAGATCGCGTTTGGCCCGAAGTCTTTGTCGGCGTTCATCGATAGCCTGCCTTTTGTGCGGCTGCACGCTCGACGTCGAGCTTACGTCTGCGATTCTCAGCCGCGAGCGCGTCGAGCTTGCGACGTCGCTCAGTCATCGCGCGCTCATGCTTGTCTCTGAGCGGCTTCGCGAGCTGCAGCGCCTCAGCATGCGCGACGGCGTGTGATGCGCCATCAGCGATCGCTGAGTTATACGCGTCGAGTTGCTCGCGCTCGTGCGCATCGACGACAGGTCGCAGCCTGCGCTCAGCGCGCATGCGATCTTCGTACGTCTCGCCATTGAGCGGCATTCTGATCGTCGCGAGTCGCACCGCAGGATCAGGCGAGCGCATGCCGCCTGCTTGCACGGCTTTGATCGCAGCGCGTGTCGCATCACAAATCTGCTGCGCACGCTCGACTGTGAGCCCGCCGAAGCGATACTGTGAGACGCTCATACTAGCTCGTACAGCAGCTCGAAGCGCTGCGCTGTCATGATCGAGAGCCAGCCCGTCACGAGATCGAACACGATGTAATCGCCGCTCATCGCATTGAGTCGCCCCTGCTCTGTCCTGACTTCGATGTGATCAGCGAAGAGCACGATCGCGCCGACTGAGAGCTGCGTCTGTAGCCATGTAGGCTCACTCGCTGAAGATGCGAGCGCTGCATCGACGGTGATTGCTTCGACGGTCGCGCGCTTGCGCGTGTAGCTCATGACGTCGACTCGACCGGCGTGAAGCGACGAAACTGTACCGCGCTCAGATAAAAGATCTGATTGCCTTCAGGCTGATTCTCATCGAAGCAGAGCATATCGGTGCGCATCGCAGTCGCAGCGAAGCTGCCGCCGACGATCTCGACGTGACTGCGCATGAGACGCAGCCTGCCTTTCGACGCGGCCTCAGCGACCCACAGTGGCATCTGCTCCTGCTCTGTGAGATCGAGCAGCTCTTCGACTGAGATCGCTTCGATCGGCGGCTCATTTCTGCGCTGATACTTCATCGCTGATGCTCCTGCTTGCGCTTGAGAGTAAACGTCGTCGCTGAACCGTCGATGTCGTCCGTCGCTTCGAGCACGTAATCTTCGATCTTGAACGGCACGACGAGCGAGATAGGGATGCGAATACTGTGATCAGGACTCGCGAGCAGCGCGAGCATGAAGTGGATCATCGTATTCGTATGATTCTGATGCACCTGCTTTAAGATTGCCACATTCGTCTCTAGCAGGTGCGTCGCCTGTCGCACAGCAGGCGCGTTCTGCTGCATCTGCTCAGCGAGCTTCGCGCACGTACGCAAGACGTCGACGTCAGTCGGCAGCATCGGCTGATAGATCCCGCGCCGGATCGACTCAGCGATCTCGCGCGTCGCTGTGACGCAGTGCTCTTCGAGCGACTCGGCGCTATGCAACGGCGACAGCGACGGCTGCGTCGCTTCAATCAGGAGATCAGCGACGTCTTCGACTGTCGCCCACTGATCACAGTACTCATTGAGATCAGTCACATCTGTGATCGTGTACGCTGCAGGCGGGCTCGCTAACGTGACCGCGTTAATGTCTTGCTTGCGCATGAAGCGCTGCAGCACGCGATAGCGCAGCGCGTCCTGCTCGATCTTCGAGAGCTGTGTGCCTTTGCTCATCGCTGTCGCCTCCACACAAGTAGGAGCAGGTTCGCTGTGTTCATGAGCGCAGTCACGACGAGCGCCCAAAAGACAATGCGGTCGCTCATCGCCTGCTCATGATCTCACGCAGCTCCTGCAGCAGTCGCGCATCGGCGACGATCGCTTCGAGATCGCTCATCTCGATCGGCCCTTCGATGAAGCCGCGACCGAGCGTGTCGCGCTCATACCTGAGCTGCGCATCGATACGATCGAGCGGCGTCACTTGTGGAACGAAGTCGTCTCGCTCTATAGAAGCTCGCGACACCACAACGACAGGCTTGCCCTGCTCAGCGTGTATTTCGTCGAGATTTCCGATACTTTGCTTGCGCTGCTCGCTCGATGCTGTCGCCTTCTGCGCTGCTCCTGCCCATGTAGGCGCGACGATATCAGCAAACTGACGCAGATCCTTGAGCGCATGCACAGCGTCGTGATACGCCACGTCGTACTGCTCGCTCTGCTCACGCGCTGCTCGATGATCGAGCGACAGCAAGCGATCGAATCGCTCGCACAGACTGCGCAGCTTTGCGCCAGGGCCGTACTCGCTCATCGTGCGTTCTCTATCTCTAGTCGCTCGACGACAGCCGTCAGCTCTTTGATCATCGTCTGATGATTCTGGCTCGCGACGAAGCGCTGATTCTCGATCTCGCCGAGCAGTGACTGTGCCTTAAAGATCATCGGGCCCAGCGCACGATCTTTCTTCCCTGTCGCACGCAGCCACTCAAGACGCTCGCGCAGTCGGGTGATCGCGAAGTCCATTGCATAGCTCATCGCTGTCAGATCGCTCATCGCTTGTCGCCGTTCGTTGAGGGTTCATGCTCAATCACCTTCACAGGCGCGCCGAGCATGATCTGCTCGACACTTACGCCCTCAAGTTGTCCCTGTGCCCTTGCACGCGCAAGCGCACGACTCGCGATCTCGCTCAGTGCGAAGAAGGCACTCTCAGGTGTCATCGCGGCGACCTTCTGCGCCGTGGTCGCCTTGCCTTCGTTCGGCACGTCAGGCAGGAGCTGCACCGCGACCGCCTTGTCGAGCCCGAAGAGTCTGATCGAGATCTCGATCAGTCGCGCACACGCGTGATACTTCTTGTCAGCGAGCGCTCGCGCGTACAGATCGTTGATGCGAGCGAACGTCGTGCCGAGCACTAGCTCACCCTTCTTGCTCAGCTCTCGACCTTCAGCAGCGATCAGGAGCTTCGCCTTCCTGATGTACTCATCGAGCTGACGCGTCTTCGGCATCTCGTCGTCGCCCCACGCGTTGATCGGCTCAGCGATGCGCACGCCACGCGCATCAGTGCTGCCGTTTCGCCAGTCAGCACGCGCCTTGATCTCACGCTCGCGCTGGATTGCACAGAGCTTATAGATGTCCTGCGTACGCTGGCCGTCGCGCAGGAAGCTGTAAACCTGTTGCACGCGCAGACTTACTTGGCTTTGTGTCGCTTTCGGCGCTTTGAGCGACGCGCGTCTCGCCTTCTCGCTGCCTTCTGACATCGTTTCGCAGAATAGGCGTCAGGACGACGCAGAAGGCGTCTGGCTGCTCGCTGCAGGCTCGATCGCGCTGTCAGGCTGTACCCATGACGCAGCTTCTGCGATGCGTGCGCGAGCGCCTTGCATGATCTCGCGCAGCTCGATGATCGCGCCTGTGGCGTCGCGGATCTCATTCGCGATCGCGCGTAAGGTGTTGCCTGCCTCAGTCGTCGAGAGCGAGAAGCGCTCGCGAGCGCGCGTCTTCTCTTTAATCTGTGCTTCGACGAAGCGCTCGAATAACTCGGCTTCGCTGCTGCAATGCGCCGCCGCGTATCTGAGCGCGGAGAGCGAGATCTCGCGCAGTCGGCTATCGACGACGAGTGCGATCGCGCCGAGCGTGCCTTGCTGCGAGATCAGCGCTTGATCGATGAGCTGTGCGCGCCGACGCCACGCGTCGTGCTCAGTGCTGAGCTGTCGTGCCGTCTCGGCGTTCGCGTCTGCGAGCTGTGTCAGTCGATCGATCTCGCTCTGTGTGCTCTTAGCCGCTTGCGTGCGTAGCTCATCGAAGGCGCTCGTATGCAGCGTCGTGTAGCCTGCTTTCTTGAGCGTCTCGTCGAGCCAGCAGAAGCCGACATTCGTGCCGAGCCATTGCACGACAGTCGCCGCGACTGTCGCATCACGCTGCGTATACAGCTCGTCGTCATCCTCAGACGACCACGAGCGCGCACGATATTCGTTCGCGAGCGCGAGATGCACAGGACGCCATGCCCCAGGCGTGCCCTTTGGCACGGTGATCGAGCTGAGTGCTGCGAGGATATGATCATCGCGCTGCGCCTGCTCCCACGCGTCAGCGAAAGCCTTCTCGCGCAAGCATCCGTGATAATTGCACTTCTCGCCCTCGACGCGATCGTGCAGCACGCCGCGGTGCACGATCGGCGCAGGCTCGCCGTCGATGACGACGTCGCCTGACTCAGGTCGCTCACTGACGTTGAGTCGATGCGCCTCGCGCAGATGCGCGACAAACTCGCTGCGCGACCACTCGACAGCGCTGCACTCGACCGGCAGCGGATCGTTCGGATACGAGAGTTTGCAATGATACGAGCCGTCGTCGTGCAGCTCGCCGTGCACGATCTTGCTCGCTTCCTCAGCGCACGCGTTGCACAGTCCCTGCGTGCCATGCTTGCAGACGAAGCTCATATGCGCAGCGCCTCAGCAGGCGCGTCAGCTTCCTTGCCGCCCTGATAGTGCTCGCGCGCGTAGTCTTCCATACGATCAGCCTGCGCTGTGCAGGCGCGCACGAAGCGCTCGTCGCCGTGATGCATCTTCGCATAGGCGCGCACGACGCTCGGCGCGATCTGATCCTTCGCGCGCAGTAAGAAGACAGGCTCGTCGACAGGGATTGCCGCCATTGGCTGACGATCACCGAAGCGATCGAACATATACGGATGCAGCGCCTGCAGCAGTGCTGACAGCGTGCGCGAGATGTACCTGAGATCAGGCTCGACGCCTGAGCTACGCGCTGCCTGCATCATCGGAAGCTGCGTCTGCAGCGTCATCGCGCCGAGATAGGCAGCGCCGACGTCACCGAGCTGCGTGAGATCCTGAATGTGATCGTAATCGCTGCGTGCGTGCCTCATTGCTTCGCCTCTTGTGCAGTTAAGTGTTTGCGCATACGCGCGAGCAGCTTTGCGCGTCGCGCCTGACGCTTCTCTCGTGCAGGCGCATGATCGATGATCGAGCGCTGCGTGACCTGCCACTTCGCGCGCGTGTGCACGATTATGCTCGTCTTCAGCAATGCACGATGCACGCGCTGTGCATGGCGACGCCGCGACTGACCGAATAGCTCGCGATCGCAGAGCTTGCAGCGATAACGAAATGAGCCCGCGCTCGCGAAGAGATCGACGTACTCATCGAGCTGCATTGCCGCTGCTGACGCGATCGAGCTGCCAGAGCGTCTTCTGCAGCTCAGGGTAGTCTGCATGGAGCTTCGCCATCGCGTCGCTCGTCAGCGTCGCTGCGTAGTAGGCGCGTAGCACGGCAAAGATCGCCTCCTGCAGCTCGTCACTGAGTACTTTCATCGCGCTCGCTCCTGTCGTCTCTGTCGATCGTGAAGTGTGGCGCACCGACGATGTTGTAGATGCGATTCAGTGCATCAGCAAGAATGCACGCACGCCGCTGCGCTGCCTCGCTCGTCAGCGCCTGCTCGTCTGCATAGACGCCTTCGCTCAAGCGCAGCAGGAACGTCGCGTGCGGCGCGCAGACGCACCACTCGCCTGTCGCCGCAAGACGCGCAGGTCGCCAATGATTGCTCTCAGTCACGCGCGCAGTATACACCGAGGCGCTGCCGATCGCGATTGTGCGCATCGTCACTCAGTCCGTTGCCCGTGTGACGAGCGTCATGCCGTACTCGTCGATCGGCTGCTCGAAGATGGCTGGATCAATGTCTGTGCGTCGACGCAAACGATTGCGTTTGAACGGTCGATAATCGACGTGATGCTGCCAGCGACCAAACTTGCGCGAGACACGCACGACGTCAGGATGCTTTGCTGCTAGCTCCTGCGCCATTGCCAGCCGACCGTCAAACTCAGTGCCGTCCGGGTTGAGCTTCTTTACATAGTGCGGCGTATTGCCGCCGTTCAGCGTCATCGTCACAGCCTTGCCGATGAGGAAGGTATTAAAGAGCACAGTGCAGTAGCCGTCTTTCAGGAAGCGCAGCGCGAGATCTGTGTCGTCATTGTAGAAACCCTCGAAGCGATGCGGCACGCGGTTGTCGAGCAAATAGCACGAGTACACGCGCGTGTTGAGAATGAATGGCGGGATCACGTCACGATGCTTCGCAAAATATTTGTAATTCGGTCCTGCCATTGGCACGTTCTCATAACGATCGACGAAGTCTTCCATCGCGCGCAGCGTGCCGCTGCTGTGCACGCGCAAGATCAGATTGCGATTGAATCGCAAGAGCCCTCTGATGTTGTCGTCCATCTGCCAGTGACGCGCAGCGCCGCGCTCGATCGCGTGCTCCCAAATGAAATTGCGCGCAGCGACGAGCCCGCGATCACGCCACGGCAGCGTGACAATCTTGCGCGCATCGATGACGGCTGCATATGCGTCATACTCTTGCGGCTCGACGACGATCGTGTACGGCAGCTCAAGCGCTTCGAGCGTCTTGCTCGTGAAGCGCGTGTCAGCGCGACCTTTCGACGGGATATAGATCGGGTATCGCGGCGCGAGCATCGTTATGCATCCTCATCGTCGTCGTTCTCATCGTCGTCCTGCGCCGCCGCGTCATCGCTCTCGACATAGGTCTTGTCAGCGTGCACCTTGCGCACCTGCTCAGGATACCAAAAATAATGCGTCTTCAGCGTGATCTCGCGCCCGAGCAGCTTCGCGAAGGCTGCAATCGCCTCGTCATTCTCGAAGTGCACAGTCAAGTGATGATACGACCGCTCATCGCTGACCTGATACTCAGGCATTCCAGTCCACGTCTGCGAGTAGTCGCCTGTCAGATGCTGATAGAGCGTCGTGACGTCGTCGTCGTCATAGCCAGTGCCCTTCAGGTTGCCTTGCTCCTGCTGCGCGCGCAGATAGTCGAGCAAGAGCGCGTCGTTATAGCCGCCTAGCTCTGTGATGCGATTATCTGCCGCGACGATACGTGCGCCGGTCGCGTCATCGCAGTCAATCCACAGCACATTGACGCGCTTCACCTTCAGACGACGCAGCGCTTCGCGCGTGCCATGCCCGCCGAGGATGCGACGCGATGACGTCTGCACGCGCACTGCGCCGTAGACGCCGTTCTCACGCATCGACTCAACGATCGCGCCGATATCGTGATCCTTCGGGTTCCCTGGCCAGTCCTGCAGCGTCTTGAGATCGACGTCTGCTTCGTACGACTGCGGCAAGAATTTGATGATCTCGCCGAGCTGCGCTGCTGCCTTCTTTGCGTCGGTCGCAGTCATACGCGCCCACGCTCGCGATCGCAGTGAAATTCAAGCACGCCGAGCGCCATGAGCACGTTCTCATCATCGAGATCACTGCCTGCGCTCGTGCTGCGCAGGATGCCGTCATACGGTCGCTTCGCGAGATCCTGCATGCGTGCTCGTGCTGCGAGCAAGAGCTGCTCGCGTGCAGGCGTCTTCGACGCACGGCGCTGCATCCAACCCATCTCGCTGCCGTGCGTGCGAATCTGATAGCACGTGATGCGATCGACGTCTGCGTCGAGCGCTGCCGCTTCGATGAGCCCGAAGTGATTGCCGAGCCCGAAGGCGGTGCCAGTCGCTTCGCCTGACTTCTTGCGCTTCGCGCTCTTGAAACCGCCGAGGATGATGTCAGCAGGTCGCTCGATCACGACTTCGTCGACGTGATGCGCGCTGAGATACTGACGCGTCTTCTCGAAGAGCGGCGCGCGGCGCTGCGATGCGCTGCGATTATTCGCTGCGCCCTGCGTCTTGATGATCTCTACGCGCACGAGTCGCGCCTGATCGAGCGAATAGATGCGCTGTCGCGACAGCACGCCTGCAGGATTGCCGTCAGGCAGTGCGACGATGATCATGCCCGTCGTCGCACCAGGGTCGAAGGATGCGATCGTGATCATGGCTCGTCGCTCTCGTCAGGTTTGTCGCGCTCGCGCAGCGCTTCGTCGTCGCTGTCCTGCTCTTCTTGCAGCGCGTTCTGCCACATCTCGCAGTGGTCTGCGATCTCGATCAGCGCATCGAGCTGCGCAAGACGCGAGAAGGCTGTCTCGTTTACGATATGATCGATCGCGTCGATCGCGGCCTGCTTTCGCTCGTCGACTTCGCTCATCGTGTGCTCTGCTTAGGTGGCTCGATTGTCCAGCCGAATGAGCGCAGCACTGTGCAAATACGCTCATCCGCATCGAAGTCGCGAGCATGCGCCTGCGTGCCGAGGCACAGCACGACGAAGTCCTCATTCTTTGCGAGCGGCTTCCACGTGAGGCGCATTCGCGCCTTGCCGTCGTCGTCGCGACGGACTTCCTGCGCGCTCGACATACGCACAATGTCGCCGGGATTCATCGCGCACTCGACTTCGCCGTGAGTAGCAGCGCACTCTTGTCGCCTGCGCCGTACTTCGCGAGCTGTGCATGCCCTTCCTTCGAGCTGAGAGTCTTGCGCAGCAGCTTACGCTGCGCATTGATCTGCGCACAGATCATCTGCAGGCCTGCCCACGTCTCAGGCGTGAAGCGCAGCAGTGAGCCGTCGCCGCGATAGCGACTGCTCGTGTACGGCAGGCGCAATGTCTCGCCGTCTTTCAGCTCGCCCCACTTTTCGCTGCGCGCGAGCCGCTCGTCGTCAGGGATGACGTCATCGCTCTCGTCGTCTGCGAGTCGCCAGTCGAGTTTGCGCCACACGCCGCCAGGCGTCTTGCCGACGAAGAATCGATCGATCTCGACTGAGATCTCTGCAGCTTCGTCTGTGTCCTGCTTGCGCGAGCGCTCGCTGTACGAGTAGCTGTCGTGCCCTTCAGTGACGCTGATAATCGGCGTCCACTCGATCGACAGGCCTTTGCTCAGGATCTGCTTCGCCCACTGCCTGACGATTGAGAGATCGCGATCGCTCTTCGTGTCTTCGAGAATCGTGCAGTAAAACCAGCCTGTCGACTTCTCGAAGCGAATCTCAGCGCTGCGTCCTGTGATCGCGTCTTCGATGATTTCGAGCTTCGAGCCTTTCGGCTTGTCACTGTGTCTCATTGCTCTTGTACTGCGTGAAAAGGTTTGATTCAGCGCCGAGCGTGCCGTCGACTTTGACTTTGACGTCTTCGATGCAGCGCCTGACGGCGGTGAGATACTCGCGCGAGAGCACAGCGCGCCCGTCGCCGGTCGGCGCGCGACGATACGCACGCCAGAGCTGACGCTGCAGCTCCTGCGACACCATGCCCCAATGCTTCGGGCACATGAGCAAGCGATGCGGCACGTCGAGCGTGCAGGCCGGTCGGCCTTGCACCTGCACGTCAGCGGCTGCGCAGCGATGCAACCCGCGCGCGTTAGGCATCAGGCGAGCGCCCCGTTGCGCGCAGCAGGCCTGCAGACAGCTCGCGCAGCGCACTCGTCTTGCCTGCGTTGCGATTCGCATCGAGAAAGTCAGCGAGCGAATCGAGCGCGACCCCGTACTCAGCAGAGATGCCAGTACTGCCGCTCTCGTCTTCGTCTGTGTTCAGGCAGTGCTCAGGCGGCGGCGGCGCAGCATCCTCATCGCTGAGATCTGCGTACACGCCATCAGCGACGATCGAGCCGAGATCTGTGTCGTCGACGAAGCGATACAGCGCACGATAGCGGCGCGCATCGTCGAAGATCTCGCTCATCTCATCGCTCGTGATCTCGCCGATCAGGAAGCGCATAACGCGCTCTTCGATGTCATCGCGCCGGATCTCTTCCTTCGTTTTGACTCTGCTCATAGCTCGACTCCTGCGAGTAGATCGTCTGTCGTATCAGGCAGCGCTTCGATCGGCGCGCCGTACTCGTCACGATATTTCCGCACCGCTTCTGTGTGCTCGCACTTGTTCACGCAGCACGTGTGACAGAGATACTTGCCGCACGAGTAGCGCACGCTGACTGTGATCTGCTTCGCTGCGCCGACTGCGTAATAGTCAGCAAGCGACGTCGAGACAATGAAGACGACAGGGAAGTCTCTCATTGCGCAGGCGTGACAGGCGTACGGTCCTGCAGGCGAATTGCTTGCAGGCCGTCAAGATGATTGTGCCGAATCAAGATCGTGAGCGCACGCAGTATAGCCCACATAGGCACGACTGACTTGCTCTCTGCGACTCGCTTCGACTCCTGCCCCTGCACGACGGCGCGCCACATGACGCGACCTACTGAATCAGGCGCGCCGTACATCTTCACGACGATATCTGCGCCCTTGAGCTTCTCGTCAGGCAAGGGCGTGAGATGCGTTTCGGCGACGAGTGCTGAGAGCGGCTCGTCGTGCGTCTCAGGTGCGACCTTCCGTCGCTTCGGGCTCATCGCAGATCGCCGCCGTCTTTCATGTGTCTGCGATGCTCAGGCGGCACGTCACGCGTCACAGGCGCGACACCTTTGAGCTTTTGCAATGTTCCACGTGAAACATTCGCACGCAGGCGCTCTGCGCGCACGTTCTCGCGCAGTGCTGCGACGTAGACGCCGCCACAGGCGAGCAGGAAGCCGATCGCGCCGATGACGATCACCTGATACCAGTCGAGCACGCGCGTTGCGAGCGCGCCGATGACGATGCCGAGATCGAGTGCCATCAGCTCAGCGCCTGCATACTCGTACCACGGTCGACGCAAGCGCTGCACGCCGCGCGCAGGTAGCGTCTTGTGCGCTGTGCGCTTCTCGATATGCGTCATCGCTGCACGTCAGCGACCGTGAGATGCTCAGCGATTAGCAGGCCTGCGAGATCGTTCGGCAGCTTCGCGACGTAGTACGTCGTCGACGCGATGAAGCGACCATAAATCTGCGACTCTGCGCCGAAGTTACACACGACGCCCTTGCCTAAGATCAGCTCTTCGACGCGCGCCTTCGCTTTGAGCCCGAGCGTGCGCTCTGCCTCAGACGCGTCAGGCTCGATCGACGGCGCGTCAACGGCGCTGAGTCGTATGCGCTTGTACGGCATCTCTTCGAGCCCGTTTTCGACCCACACGTCGAAGGTATCGCCGTCGACGACGTTGAGACACACGCAGCGCCTGATCGTGTGCTCGCGCTTCGCCGGATGCGTCTTGAACACGTCAGGCCGCCAGATCTTGAGCGGCTGCAGCGCCTTCGGCCCTGTCAGGTGCAGCTTGCTCGGGCTCGTCGAGACTAGACGCGGGTCATTCGCGCGCGGCCTGCTGCGCGGCGCGCCTGCTGTTGCACGATTGCTCATCTAAAGATCGACTCCATGCTTTGCCTGCAGCACGCGCTTACACTCCTGAGCAAGCTGGAAATCTGCACCGCCGCCGTTGCCTGCCTTTTCAGGATGCGCGTTGTGCATCGCGAGTCGGATGACATCGCGCGCATAAATCGGATTACTCAGCACCTTGCCGAGCAGCTCAGGTGTCTCGCGCCTGCCTGCGATGCGTAGCGCTGTCTTTGCAGCCTGCTCATAGCTCAGCGCTGTCGTTGTCACAGCAGGCAGTGCCGCGAAGCCTCTGAATTGCTGGCCGCGACGCACAGCGCCGTAATCTTCGCACTTGCGCAGGTTGCGCACAGTCAGCGCGATCGCTCTGAGATTCTCCTGCCACGAGAAGAACGTGTCACACGGCATCGTGATCGCGACGCCCTGCTCGTCGACGTACTTGAGCACGACGGCAGGATCTTTCGCCTTGTACGCAGCGAAAGGCACGCCGATCGCGCGCAGCTCGCGCGGGTCGATTGAGATCTCGACGGCTGCGCGCTGTGCTTTGAGCAGGCGCATCTCGCTATCGAGCAAGTCGAGCGTGTTGCCGACGCTGCTCTCGAAGCGCGAGACGCGCCGCTGCTCTGTCGGCGTGCGCTCGCTGCCTGCAGGCCAACTCTCGATCGATCGAAACTCAAAGTAACGCGGCACTAGGTCTCTGCTGTGTAGGTTGCTGCTGCAAGCATAGCGCTCTAGCTACAGCTTGCGCAAGTAAGCAGTGCCGGTATCCTCTGGCGGGTCGAGATACACGGCGTACGTGCTCTCGTGCTCATCGTCTTCGTAGCTACTCCACTCAGCAGGCGGCAGCATCTCGTGCAGTACGCCTGCGATGACGACACGCTGCACGCTCGTCGTGTGATTGACGATCGAGATCGTGCCGTCTGCGAGCGCCGCTGATGCGAAGCGATCGAGTGCAGGCGCGCTACAGCGCACGCAGGAGATCTTCAGCGCCTGACCGTTGCCTGTGTACGCGAGTCGATCGACGCGCCAGGCCGGATGCGTGCACGGCTCGGCAGCGGCCTGCAGCATCTCCGCCGCATGACGCGCGCGCTCAGCGAGTGCAGCGATCTCGCGATACGTCTGCGAGAGCTGCGACGTGCGCCGCGTCATCAGGAACAACCCGAGCGCGATGAGCATGCCTGCGAAGAGCAGCTCAGCGAGATCGCCTGAGCTGAATGCGAGATTAGTCATCATCGTCGTCACTCCGGACAAGGCGTGGCATCGCGATCGTGCTCAGTGGCTGCATCGCGTTGACGCGCGCGATCGCGCGATCGAGTCGCTCGCCGCCATCGACAGCGCCGTGCAGCGAGCGATCGTGATTGTCGTCGTACGTGAAGCCGTTCCAGAAAGGCATCTGCCCGCACGTCGTGCACTTCAGCTCAGGCAGATAGTCGAGTCCTGCCTTGCCTTGCAGCGCCTGCATGTAGCACTGCGTTGGCTCGCGCTGTGGCGCGAAGCTGCGCGCTGCGATCACGCGATCGCGCGGGTCGACGTCGCCTGCACGCCGCGCTGCCTGCAAGCGCCTGACGTCCTGCAGCAGGCGCTGATCGCGCTCGATCTGCTCGCTCGTGCGCCCGTCAGGGATCACGTACGGCTTGACGGCGAAGCGCTTGTATCGCTCGTCGTTTGTGATCTCGTCACTCATGATGCACTCCGTTGCCGTTGAGCGGTGCGTCGCCTGCCAGTATCGCCTTGTACTTCTCTGCCGTCGGGTGCGGCTCGCCTGCGCGATAGCGTTTGCTCAAGTTGGCGAAGCGCTCGACGTTGCCGCGATTGCGCAGCAAGAATTCAATGTCATCGTGCTTCGTGCCGTCTTTCTCGCCGTTGACGTATTGATCCTTCGCTGCGCCATCGAAGGCAAAGAGTAGCTCGCCGAGATTATCGCCGTTCTCACGCAATCGCGCGACGATGACGCGCTCGCGCTTGTCGTCGACGAGCGCCTTTGGGTGATTAAACTTTGCCATCCAGTAGCCGACGACGATACCGGCGAGCAGTCGTCGCTGCTGCTCGCGCGTGATGCGTGTGCGCGTGCCCTGTGCGACTTCGTCGAGCACTTGCGCGAGCTGCGCGCGAATTGCAGGCAGCGTGCGAGGGCCGAGTACGACAGGCAGCTCAGGCGTCTTGCGTCGCGACGTCGTGACGAGCGCTGTCGAGATCTCCTGCTCGTCAGGCTCGATCGTCATCTCGAAAGCGCTAGCAGGCGCTAGCAAGTTGCTAGCAGAATCGCATAGCTCTTGATCTTGATCTTTTGTAGTTGTAGTGGATCTAAGATCTTTACTACTAAGATCTTTACTAACTAATATGGGCAAAGTGCTAGCATCTGCTAGCAAGTTGCTAGCAGCTTCCCTATTTTCGCGAGGTTCCTGATAGCGAGTTGCTAGCAATTCGCCGCTTTCTGGCGGTTTCAAGTCTGACGCTGTGCTAGCATCTGCTAGCACTTTGCTAGCACTTTCTGCTAGCACGTTGCTAGCAGAATGCTCGATTACGCGAAAGAAGCCGCTGTCGACGAGTGCCTGCAGGTCGATCTTTGAGCGCGCTCTGAGCTGTCTCGCAATGAAGTCTGCATCGAGCGGGATCTTGTTATCGAGCTTCGCTGCAAGCAGCCAAAGCTGCATGAGATGCCCGCGTGCGAGATCAGACAGTTTCAGAAACTCGTAACTTTCGAGCAGGCGAATAAAGAGACGCACGAAGGTCGGCGCGCGATCCTTGTAGTGCAGCAGTGCGTCATAGCTCGTTGCCTCTAAGTACTTCATCGCAGATCACCTGCGTCTTTCTTCGAGCGATACTGCTTGCGACGCGCGAGCTTGTTTTCGAGCGTGATGCGAAACGCCTGTACGTTGAGCGCGCGCCCTGCGTCAGTCAGCTCCCATACGATCGACGGCGAGCCTGCTGCTGTCGCATACTTACGTCCTGAGTCGCGCAGATACTGCAGCGTGACTAGCTCTGAGCGACGCGTACGTAGCCCGCTGTCAGTCTGTAGCGGCCACCACGCGTCACGCTCTATATGCTCGCGTCGTGAGCGATAGAGCCGAATCAGGCCTTCGTCGATCATGCCTTGCGTATTCGGCGGCGCTGTCACGCGCAGATCTGCTTCCTCTACTGAGCGGAAGCAATCGAGCACAGAAAGCTGCTTCAGTGAGATCTCGCGATGCGCGGTGCGTGCAGCAGCGTGCGACGTCGCAGGATCTGTCGAGCGCGCAGCAGCACGCAGGCGTGACGGTCGTGCTGCGCCGAAGAGATCTGCCTGCTCGATGTCACGAGCGCGCGGCAGACTCTCGCCCGTCGTCGGGCGCGTTGTCTGAGAGCGCGCCATTAGTCGCCCTCGTATGCTTCGCCGCGATCTTCGCCTGCTTCCTCCGCGAGCTGCTCTCGTGCGTCGTCTGCTGCGGTCGGGTCCTGTACAGGCGCTGCAGACTGCGGCGCTGCTGACTCGACGCGGCGATGCGCTTCGTCACGCTCGATCTGTCTGCGCTCGACTTCCTGCTCGACGTCGCGCTTGAGCGTCTCCATTCGCTTGCGGCCTGCGTCGTCGAGTACGACCGGCAGCTTCTTGCCTGTCTTCTTGCCGTCGATGATCTCGTCGACTGTCTGCTTGCCGCTCAGTGCCTTGTCGCACCAGTCCCAGGCGCGTGCGAGCAGGTCGCCTGAGACGATGTACTCGCGCTCGATCACGCTCTTGCCGTCTGTCGTCAGCTCATTCTGATCGAGTGCTGCGCCTTTGATCGGCGCGACGCCAAAGGGAAACTTCGACGCGTAGCGCGAGACTGTGCGGCCTGCGTAGATCGCGAGCACGTTGACGACCGTAACTGGTGCGCTGCGCTCCTGCTTCATGCCTGAGCGCTTCGTCTCACGTCGCGGCTCGCGCGTCGGCTGCTGCTTGCGCTCATCGAGCACGTCGTCATCGTCGCGATCGTTCTCAGACTGCCCCATCTCTTCAGACGTGTAGACGCCGCTCATCTCGTTCGGGAACGCCTGACGCAGCGCGAGCGCCTCAGCGCACTTTGCGAGCTGCTCCGCGCCGCGCTTCTCCCACATCGCATTGAGACGCTTCTTATCCGTGCGCTGATCGTTCTCCCACACGTCGACCGTCTGCATGTACGCGTCGAAGCGTGCGACCGCAAAGAGCGGCTGATCGAAGTCTTTGCGCAGCACGCCGACGCGCGCAGCGTACGGCTCACGATCGCGAAACGGCCAGACAGGATACCACGTGATGACGATGCCGTGATCAGTCGGCTGCACGTCAGCCCACTCAGGCGCGATCTGTCCTGCGTACTTGTCCGTACGCTCAGCGATGAGACGCAGGCCGTCGATCGACGTCTCGAAACTGAATTTGTCGACACTCTTGCGCAGCCTCTTGTCGTACGCGCTGCGCTTCATGAAGTAGCACTGACGCGTAAACGGGTCGAGTCGCGTGCGCTTGCATTGATACAGGAAGAGATCTAGCTCGTCGTCGCTCGCGTCTTTCGCGATCGTGCGCTTGAGCAGCTCGATCTGATCTCTCGTAAACTCGACGCCCTGCACCGTGCGCATCTCAGGAAGCTGCACTCTCTGCTGCTCGATGCGCACAGGCGGCGTAATCGGAAGTTTCAGCGTATCACCGTCGAGTACAGACCGCGTCGCCGTCGCGACGTCTCGCTCTTCGTTCATGTGTGCTCTCTCTCAAAGTAGAAGGTGACGCGCGCTGCACGCGTCTCTCAGGCACGTGCAGCGCACTGTGATGATAATCAGCGCTGCTCGTCGCTGTCGAGCATTTCGCTGAGCGCATGCCCGCCGAGGCCGTGCCGCTCGATGCTCGGCTCACGACGCGCTTCCTGCATCGGCTTGCGCTCGATACCGTCGAGCCCGCGCGAATCGCGATTGCGCACAATGTCGCGCTCTAGCTCCTGCAGATCGACGCTGCGCGGCGCAGGTCGGCTGCTCGCGCTGTGCAGCGGCTGAATGTGGCCGTCCGGATGAATGATCAGAAACCCGGCGCGACGCGACTGCAGGATCTCGCGCATATTGAGCAAGGTCTGCTCAAGCAGCTTGACGCGCAGATCGCACGCGCTCTTGTACGAGAGCTTCTCTGCGACGTCATCACGTACGGCAGTGTACTCAGGATGACCGCTGACGATCTTCTCAGCCGCGCTGATCGAGAGCGTCTCGCCGCGCTTCGCTTCGTTCTGCTTGCGACCGATGGCCGCTTCTGACTCAGCCATCAGCTTCTCGATCACGCGCACGCGTGTACGCGCCTGCAGTGACTCAGCCGCGATATAGTCCTGCGTCGCAGCGATCGTCTCTTCGATCGCGAAGCTGAAGTCATGCTCGATGCCGAGCAGCAGCTTCTCAGCGTCTAGCAGTGTCAGATGCGTGCGCGCTTCGATGTACGCGCGCTTCTCGCGGTCGAGCGCACCTGCAGCCGACGCGAAACCTGCTTCGATGCCTGTCGCTGTCGGCACCGGCGGCTCATTGTCTTGCTCCCACGGCTCTCTCTTGTCTTCCATTGCTCGTCTCAGTGTGTGTGAAAGGATGATCGCGCGCGACGTGCTACAGTGTCACCTGCGTCAGGATCAGGGTCAGGAAGCCGAGCGCGCCTAACCAGCCGCACGCAGCGATCGTGTCGCGGATCTCGCGAGGCAGCACCGTAGCACGCCGAGGGCGATAGTACATCATCGCGACTTCTTGCCGCCGCGACCTTTGCCGATCTTCCCGCGATTGACGCGTGGCGCGCGCTTCTTGCCGCCTTTCGTCTTCTCGCGCTCAGCGCTCGCGACGTCCATCAGCGGCTCGCTGCCTTCAGGCGCAGGCTCGACGTCAGTGATCGTATACTCATCGTTGTCGACAGCATTGTCGACAGCGAGATCGCCTGCAGGCCAGTTTTCGCCTTCAGGTGGAGTATCGTTGCTGCCGTCCTTAGCTGCTGACTCGACGCTCGGCACTTCCGTCTGCCCGTCGATCACGTCGCCTGCCTGATTCTTCAGCTCAGGCGCTGCGTTGTCCGTGTACTCGGTGCGCGCGTTCACGAGACGCCACTCGCCGTTATGCGCGTACACGAGCCCGCGCCAGTCCATCGTATCGCTGACTTCAAAGCCCGCGTCAGGATGATAGCCCCACACGGCAGCGATCGACGTCGTCTGTCCTGTCGGCACGCGCAGCAGCTCGCCGATCGCAGGGCGCGGCGTCGGCACGTCGTCAGCCCAATTGATCGCGAGCACGTCGCCGACCTTCGTCGGCTCGCCACCGCGCGCGCCGTGCTTCTTGCCGTTCTGCTTCTCTTCGATCGCACGACCGATCGGCGTGCCGTCGAGCTGATGCTGCGCCGGTCGCGCATTGATCGTGATCTGCTGCAGACGTGAGAGCCCGTCGATGATCTCGTCGAGCGTCGGATCTTCACGCTTCGTCAGCGCGAGGATAGTGCCCTTCGCAGCGACGGCGTTCTTGTGCTGCTTCTCGAAGGCTGACTGTGCTAGCTCGCGATGCGCTTCGTCAGGCACGATCATAATGATCGCGCCGTGATTGCTCGTGAGCGCCTTGCGCACGCGATCGATCTGCTTCTCGACCGCTGCCTCGGTCTCGTCCTGCTGTTGCTGTTGCGTCATGCTCACTCTCGCTTGTCTCGCTGTGTGCGTTGCCTGTGTCGGGTAAAGAATTCTGAGTGCGTCGAGCCCGACTTCTCAGCGCCTCACATCCCGTTGACTGCAGCGTGCTCCTGCACTATCTCTTCACTCGTTGCCGATGCTCTTTCTCGATCGCGCCTAGAGATCTCTCACTCGTCTCTAGGCGCGATGCGCGTCTTAGCCATGCTGCGCGCTCAGTGTCATAGAGATCGAAGGCTGCCTGCGCCTTAGCGATGCTCTCGATCGCGGGCGATGCGTCGCACACAAGACGCATGCTGACTGTGTCGTACGAGCTGACGATCGCGTCGACTAGTGTGCTTGCTTCGAGCTGCGAGCGCAGCGATCGACGCCGCTCTAGCTCGCAGCGCGCGCGGCGCATGTTCCTGATACGCAGGCGCAGAGAGAGGCTCGCGACGAGCAGCACAAGCACGCACAGTACGAAGTAAGGCACGATCACGCTCCTGTCGAAGACGGTCGTCGTCAGCGCGCTGCTGCTGTGCTAGTGCTGCTTGCAGCATCTCCTGCAGCAAGCCCGCGTGCGCGATTGATACGAGCAATAACGGTCGGGTTGCTCTCATCGTCGTCGTCATGAACAAGGTCAGGCCACGCGTCGAGCCGTGGCGTGTGCGTGAGATCGCAGAAGCGATCGACGATCATATGCGCGCGCGATCGCTTCGTCGTCGGCACGTCGAGATAGAGCCCGCGCGTGACGATGTCACTCACGGCCTGTCGCGAGATCTCGATACCGTCTTCGTTGAGCGACTCCGCGATCGTCGTGATCGTGACGCCCTTCTCGCGCATGATGCGCACGCGATTCGCCTGCGCAGGCGTCAGCGGCGTCGGCGCGCGCCTCGCGACTTTCGGGCTCGTCTTCGTCTGCTGCGTTCTGCTGCGACTACTCCTGCGTGGCATAGCTCTGCTCCTGTTAGGTAGTAACTTGCGTCTCAAAGGTACGTGTGCGAAGAATGCGCGTAAAGGCGCGTCGTCGCAACTCCTGCAGCATTTTCAGCTCGTGCTCGTAATGCGTCAGCGAGCGCAGGTCGCTGAGATAGCAATTCTGCCAACCTGGGCGCTGCTCGCTGATCTCGCGATTCGCTCGCAGGCGATACTTGTGCGCCTGCGCGGTGCGCGTCGCTTCCCACTGATCGAGAAAGGCGACGAGCTGCTCGTCGAGCGACAGCGCCTTAATGCGCGCCATCTTTCCACCCGACGGTGATGCCTTTCCTGCGATCATCTGCCTTGCGCTTCGACGTCTCTGCGGCACGTCGCCCGCCGCGCTTGCGTGATGCAGCGTCAGCGTCGAGTCGCGCTAGCTCTGCGCGTGCTGCACTCATGACGTCCTGCAGCGTCGACACGCGCTTCGCCTTCTCAGCGCGATACAGCGCGATCGCTGCAGCGCCTGCGACGTCGCTCACGCACGGCGCTCGCTTCGGCGCAAGAAAGTACAGCATCTCAGCCGTCTGCGTGTACCGGCTGCTGCGCTTCTTGATCGCGACGCCTTCGTCGACGAGCGTCGTGAGCGTCTGCGCAACGGACTGCATCGCGAGTCCTGTGCGCTCAGCGATCGCTCGCGCACTGAGCCCGACTGCGCGCTGACGATCGACGTGATCGAGATACGAGATCACGAGTGCTCTGCGCTCGTCGCGTCGCTTGCGCATCTGCTCGCGACTCCACGGCGCGTCAGCGCTGTCGTCGAGCTGAATGAGTCTACTCGTCGTCATGAGCGTCGCTCCAACACGGTGTCTGACCACGGCACTGTCACGCGATCGTCATCGTCGACGTTCGGGATCTGAAATTGACGACTGCCGATATCGAGCACTGCGCCTGCGTACAGCAGACGTGACGCCCACGACGCAAGGCCGAGCAGCGACATACGCAAGCCTTTGCGCTGCTTGTAGCGCGCGTGATCGTTACCGGCGACCATGAAGGCGAAGATCTCGCGCCTGCAAAGAATGGAGAGCCCGACGCAGATGCGCGCCTGCGCTGCCTTCGTTCCCTTGCCGCCGTAGGTCCACGCGTCAGGATCTGTCTCGTGACACGGGAGCATGTGGCCGTCTTTCGCGACGCCTTGCCACTTCTCTTTGAGATTCTCGTGCGCGTACCACGCACCGCCCTGCGGGCTGTTACGCACTGCGTCATCAGTCTGATTCTGTCGAAGCCACGGACAGCCTGCGCACGGTCGCGCGCACTTCTCGTCTGTGCTCATCGCTCGTCTGTGAAAAGAGAAAGAAGGTGAAAGGTCAGGGCGCACTGTCGAAGCTGCGCCCTGCAGGTGCTTACACTGAGGCAACTCAGGCGACACTCAGCGCCGTTACGCAGTCGCCGCGCTGCTGCTCCTGTGCGCCTAGTTGTTCGCGCCCTTGCGTCGGCCTGCTGCGCCGTCGCGTGCGAGCTTCAGCAACGCGTTCGCGTCATCGTTCAGAAACTGAAACCCTGCGCGCTCGATCTCGACGCGACGATCGTAGTCTGTCATCTGACGCGCGACAGCCGTGATGCCTTGCACGAGCCCGAATTTCGTGATCTCGCCGCCGAGGTTCCCGCCCTCTTCGAGCTGCGCCTTCAGCGTCTCTTGCTTCAGCAGCTCTGACTGATCGAGCGTGAGATCGAGCCCTGCGCCGAGGTTGCCGACAAACTCGAAGAGCGGCACGTCAGGCAGCTTGACGATCTCTTGCTTCGCTTCGAGAAACTTCACGCCGCGCGCAGCGATGTTCTGCGGCAGGAAGGCGCTGTCGACGCGATCGCGCACGCGACCGAGTAGCGCGGCGTTCTCCATGACCTGTGTCGCGTCGCTGAGCATGCGCACGTCTTCATCGTTCTCGCCCTTACCATTCTTGCCGCCGACGTGCCGAATCGAGATGTCAGAGTGCGAGATATAGCCGTTGTAGCAGCGCAGCAGCTCGTCGTACATCGACGCGCTGAGCGACGCGAAACCGACTTCGCTGTGGCGAATGTACAGGCCTGACGAGATGACTTCGTCGACGCCGATGACGTGCTCGCGTCGCAGCGCGTCGATCGACTTGCCAGTGCGCTGCGCAGCGTCCTGCAAGATTTCCTGCACGCCACGCGCGACCGTCGAGAATTTCGCGTGCAGGCGACGCTCATCGATCGAGAAGTCGCGCAGCAGCGCGCCTGACGCGAGCAGCACAGGCAGCAGCTCAGAGATCAGATCAGCGTCGTCGATCGTGCGATAGCCTTTGCCAAGCACGCCGCGCAGGAAGAATCGCGCGCCGATCGAGCCTGCGCGCTTCTGCTCTGCGTCGTCGAGCGCTGCGACGTTGAGCATGCGGAAGAGTCGATCTTCCGGCTTGTTTTGCATCCAGTAATTGAGGTTCTGCGCGAGCAGCTCAGGTGCCTCAGTCGTCATGCGCTTGTAGTAGGGCGCGTCGATCTTCAGGCGCTGCGAGAGCTGACCGTGCGCGACTTCGCCGATCGTCATCGCGAAGCCTTTCGACGGCACGGCGAGCGCGAGCTGCGGCGGCAGGTTCTCGTCGCTCGGCTTCACGACGACGGCGCTGAAGGCGCGCGTATCAGCGACCGCGTCAGCCTTCGCCTTCTTGTACGTCTCGACGCGATTCGTCAGCGCTGCGAGCTTCGTCTCATGCTCTGCGCTGAATTGCTCAGCGACGTCGCGCAGCGTCTTCTGTGCGCCCTGTGGTGCGATTGCGATTGCGGTCATCGTCGATCTCCTGACTGAGTGAGCTGTCGCTCGCGCTGCCGTCGTGCAGCGTCGAG